TCGTTCGCGTTATCGTGGCTCGTTAGCGCCTAAGCGTTAACAGACAGGATGACTAGAATGATGAATAATTAACAATGCAACTATTACATAGTTGAAGTATTTTATAACCTCGCCACGATAACACCGATTAGCTGATCGCTAATCGCCCTCGTGTTATAGTGTCGCCAGGTTATGAAGATCAAAGGCATTTAATTAGCCTTTAATGGTTGACAAACCATGATTAATAGAACTGTAAACCAGGCCGCTGGCCTGCTAATTGCTGGTTTTCTTGAGCATGAAAAGGTGTGCGAAGCTGGCTAACTGTCAAGTCTTTTTGTGATAGAAAATTCCACAAGGCTACGCTTCAATCGCAGGTGTACCAAGGCTTAAACGAGAATTGTTATCATGTGGCTAGATGCTCAAAATAGGTTGAATTGCTAAACACATTTTTCCCTCCCTGTCAAGCTTTTTATGGCATATTTACAAAATATTTTCCATTTGAGAATGGTTTTCATTTCGAAACTGAAATCGAAATCGTATTCAGAATGAATATCATTTGTATTCTCATCGACAAAACACCCCACAAAATGAATAATAACAGGTGTAAACTGTCATGCTGGTAACATATAGCAGGCTATTGGTTGTTGTGTGGTATGGTTCACTGATGCAATGATAACATATGTGACTATATGGCCTGCCACCCGGTGATCTGTGGTGCGTATAACGTGTATTATGTTAAATAGAGACATTCACACAAATATAACCAAGTCAAGAGCAAATCGTGCTGTAACAGACGTAAACTGTAACATTGCTAATAGTTGCACTTGTAATCATTAGTTTCGTTGCGTTATCATCATGCAATCATCGTGCCAAAAACTCGATCGGGTCTCGTGGTCAGACCTCTCAGATATTTTGTAAAGATCCTTGACAACCCGGAGGGGCTGTGATTGTCCGTTTAGCCCATTTGACGGTGTGCCACAGATATTTTCGTGCCAGAACACATAAAGAGAGGGGGCCTGTTTATACCACCCCGCGCGGGGGAGGGGTTGTGTTTTCATAGAAAATGAACCATAATACCACCAAGGAAAACTAAAGGAGATTATGAATGGCAAAGCAGTTTTTTGATGAAGAGTACATGTTGTCTCACTGCGAGGAAAAACTTACACACCACCTGAGATTCGTAGATTTGGAGGGTAAGACATTTGGCAAACTAACGGCCCACGGATATGCAAAGTACAGGGGGCAGTCTGCATGGTGGTGCTCTTGCGAGTGTACACAGGACAGGTACTTTATTGTACCCGCCTCGTCACTTAAGGCTGGGGCAACAACATCTTGTGGATGCAATTACAAGAAGAATGGGGGGAACACCCCAGAGACACTTCAGGAATTCCAGTCAAAAGTTGGAGACGCCTGGGAAATCCATTCATACAGAGGGCGGAATTATGACTGTGTTGCCGAGTGTGCATCTTGTGGGTGCAGGGTGGTGAAGAGGGCTAATTCTTTTGTTTCTGGAGTGGCCTGTGGTTGCAGAAACGAGAGGATTAATAGGAGGGATAAATATCTTACAGCCGCTGGTTATACCTTACTCGAAGAGACCGCTGGCGTGGTTAACAACATTTTCACCTTTTCTTGTGTTTGTAGTATGTGTGGCACACCCAGGAAAATACTTAGTTCAGAACTCATTACCTTGGAGGCCTGTCCTTGCACAGTTATAAAACAAGACGGTATCTCTCCAGAAACAGCCTCTGCTGTGTATTTGTTGGTTCATAAAGAGAGGGGTTATTGTAAAATCGGTAAGGCGATCTCGCCAACCAAGAGGGTGTTTGAGATAAATAAATCTGGTGGAGATTTTGAACTAGTAAAATGTTGGTGGGCTTCCAGTCAATACCACTCTTATATTCTTGAGAGGTCTCTGCACGTCATGTTCTCTGACTACCGTTTTGTTGGTGGGGAGTTTTCTGGCTCTACGGAGTGTTTTGACATTACCCCTGAATTTGCACTTCAGGAAATTTCCACACTCGACATTTTCAATGAGCCGTACATAACCTCTGAGGACATTGAGGCTTTAAGACCGAAGGAGGAGGTTGCCATCAGAAATCCTTACTCAAAATGCGGGTTTGTTGTTGAAGCACGAGATTACCACTTTAGAAAGTCGGACGTGTGTTTGTGGATACCGTCTAAGTCATACTTCGGTAAGGGAGTACCTTTCTCAACAATGGCGGTCGCAGAGGAGTGTGATTATCTGATTGAAAAAAGGTCCTTAATAAGGAAAAGAAACAAGGAGAAGAGTGTCGAGAAGTTCATGACGTATGAGGTTGACGGCGTGTTCGACTCAATGCGTGGGTGGTCAAGAAAGACTGGTATAAACGATGCAACATTGGCATGGAGAGTCTTAAATATGGGGATGTCTATGAAGGATGCTATAAACTACAGGAAGCCCGATCAGTTTGTCCTTTGTAATGGCGAGATGGTCAAGAAACGCGACCTTAAGGAAATTATTGGTGTATCTTGGGACAGCATATATAAGATGGCTAAGTACCACAACATCTCGCCGGAAGAGGTGATTGCCACAAGATTTGTTAAAAGATAGTTCACAGAAAACCTCCTTCGTGAGGTTTTATTATGTCCTCATTATATTAAATTTTTGTACACTATAACGGGCAGGGGTGGTGTTTGTATCCTCCCGCTTCAGGAGATGTGGCGTATAATGAATATAACAGGGCTGACCCTTCAGGTCAACCCTTATGTGTGGGAGCTATGCTACCACCGATGATGGAATCTGTTATGTTCGAACCGGACTTCCCTAATCATTAACTCAGTCACCCGACTATCGTAAGCATCGAGTTCCCTAAGCTCTTGTTGTGTGGCTCTCAACTGCTCGTAGAAGTGCAACTTCAGGTCTCCACTGTTTATAAGGATAACCCCAAGAAGTGATTTTGTATAGTCCAACAACCACTTCACTCTTCGGCCTCGCTCTTTAGACTTTTTGTGTGGGTAGTTCTTTATGTGCGCCCGTTTTGCAGGCGCTTTTACAACCTTCTGGAAAGTCATTTCTTCAGTATCTTCTCAATCAAACCCAACCTCTTAAACTTCTTCTCCAGAGCGTCTATCGAGTCCTTCATCTCCCGGCGGTAACCCATCAAAGAAACGAACTCGTCAGAGCACATGCTGTACCCTTGATCGTGCAGTGCGAGAAGGGCATCTTCTACTCTGGATAACTCCTGGTGTGCCTCTTTCAGGATGGTGTTGACAACCTCTTTACTGAAAAATAACATGTTGTGGTCTCCTATTTTGTAAGATGTGTCGTTTGATAACGGATATAGCATGGCGAATGCTCTCGCTTCCACTTCTCAATTCCTTTCAGACAATCCTGCTCTGAGGAGAATTTTAATTCATGCCAGATCCCGTGGTCTGCCTTTGGGACGTGTCTCCACACAGACCAGAAGAAAAAGAATGGAACCTTGACATAGGCGTACCACACATCTGTAGCTGTGTCGTGGACTATTTTGAACTCGTGCTGTTTCATCGTGTTTTCCTTATAAAATCATGGTGACAACCATAGCCTGTTGTGTGGTCAACAGCATGGCAGTATTGGTGGTTCCTGAACCGGAAGAGGGTGTGTCGTCATCATCGTCATCGTTACTCAAAAACACCCAGAGGGCCAATCCGATAAGGACCGCAACAACCAACAGCAGGACCATAAACACTACAATTTCCATAGTTAATCCTTCTCAGTCACTGGACCAAGACAGACCCACATCGCCCAACCAACACAACCAATGAGGGAAAAGCTCGCCCACGCACCCAGGGTTAATAGTTCAAGTCCGGTCATAAAATATCTCCTTACCAGTTGGTGATTGTAAACCAGATGAGATGTCCAGCCACAAAAGAGGAAAATAGGCCAGCGAGTGCGTACACAGCACGGTGTGAGCGAACATTACTTCGGAAGCAACGATTCCAGAACCCGAATGACACCACAAACATAGTGATAATCACTACGAGGAGGAATACCGCTACACCTGTGCTAATGTGGTGTTCCAGAACAGGAATATTTGCGATGTCTGGTACGTGGATCTGCGGAACGCTGCCGTTCCATTTTGTCATTGCGATTTCTTCTTTGGTGGACATTTCGTATCTCCGTTTGTTTGGTATGAGAGGAGTATAATCGACGTGCCTCTTCAGGTCAAGGGAATTGATGTGCCACTTTAGATAAAAGAAAAGGAGCCTCTTCAGGCTCCCTTGTTGTGTGGGTCAAATGTTTCGTACTGCGATCAGCGTAGGAACATACGTACATGTTGGGGAGTACGGAGTGTCCTTCCTGCTGAGTTGCGTTCTGCAAAGATCAGCATGAGATTGTGTGTTGACTTCTACTCTGTCGTAGAACGGATATCCGCTACACATGTACGGACGATCCTCGTACATAGAGCACTTGTTGTCTTTCAGTTTTGTGCAGGTGAAGTAGCTGGTAAAGTGGTTTGTGCCTTTACCCACTTCCTCACGACCTGTGACCACCAGGGGATTCCGTTTGTAGGCCTCATCTCTGGAGAGGGGCTTCATCATCTCTCCGTGGATAGCAGAAACTCTCCCGGTGCGAACCTTCTCGTGGAACTCTTCGTGTGTGATGTTATCTATGGCAATGACCTCACAACAGGCACTGCAATTATGACAGTGTTTTATCATATCGGTCTCCTGGTTAGAATGGGTTGAACAAAACACACATAGCGAAGTTGAAGAGCGTCAGCAACTGCAAAGGTAACATCCACCAGCGACGACCTTCGGGGAAGAATTGCACCATGCTTCGCCAGCCTACACATTCGAAGACTGCACTTACAGAAATCAGGAGCCACAAGGCCCACAACATAGGGATCAGCGCTGTCATTTATCAGCCTCACCAAACAGGAGTATGAATTCGACAGCAGCATTCCATCCGGAACAGTACGGGTCAATACCACGAAGTTTGCCTGCTGTGCTTTTGATGTTGTGCCTTTCGATAAGGCAGGCACACCAACCTGCACCCGCCTCAATCATCTCAGAGGTTAACTGGAACCGGGTCTGGCGAATCCACCAAGCCTGAAATTCTTTAGTGTGCATATCGAGAGTATTCATACCGTGTACTCCACACTGATCTGACTCAACTGCACCTGTTGCAACTCTGGTATTGCGATAATTTTGGCATTTCGCAGATCGAATGCGGTCACAAACCCGTTGTAGTTTCCGATCAGAGACTCACCAACAATACACGGATACCCGTCGAATATGAACCCATCACCAGGGTCAAGGGAGGACAGGGTGACCATCGTTTTATTCTGCTGTGTTACTTTTACTTTCACGTTTTCTCCTCAACTTGTAAAGAAAATAAAGAAGCCCCATACCATGCTTCCAATGGCAAAGGCCATAACGAAGTACAGGAAGCACAAGAGGTACTCGCTCATCGGCTTCATGATAATGCTGCCGCCAGGATGAGTAACCAAACACAAATAAATGACACTGCACACATAATCACCCCAAGCACACCGAACAGGTACTGAGTGTCAGTCATCTTTTTAGTTTTTGGTCTGTTCCAGCGATGAGCTTTCATCAGAATCCAGCCTCCTGCGCCAGCGCTGTCAGAAATGCTCCAGTCAGGAACCAGTTGAACATGGCGAGGTAAGCATTGAACGAGGACTTGCCTTGAATACCGAGGCTGGTATTGATTACCGCCGCAACGAGGTTCAGGGCGAATGCAATAAGTGTAGCTGTCTGCATGTTTCTTTTCTCCTTTATGGATTTGTTTTGTATGTGAAGATTTTAAGCCAGTCGTAACTGGCTGTCAAGCGATTACCACAAAATAACACGACCCTGTTCGAGGGTTCGTTTCATTCCGAAGATATCGGCATCAATGCACATGATGATCACGTCCCGATCAAAGGCTGACATGCCTTCTTCCCTCATAGACTGCGCTTCAGCGGCTAGCGCATCCTCATCTGCACGGTACGCTTCGAGTTCACGGATCTCTTTCTCGATCCACTCGCGCTCTTCCTGGGTAATCGGCGTTCCACGACGCTCGTCAATAAAAATGTTCATCCCTTCTCCTATTCTTGAGCGTACAAACGAATGCGGTCCATTACCACATCATATTCTTCACCTACTTCAAGCTCTTCTTCCATGCCTTTAATTTTAAGAAAGCAGGAATTCGTTGCAGACATCTCAGTGACCAAGGTGATCGCACCGAGGTCTACTGAGATTCGGTCTGTGCTGTACATCTGTTTAAAATAAATCGGATTTTTCACGAAAATCTCCTATTGGATTTTTGCGGCGCTGCCTGACGGCAGCAAGTATTAACCTAAGCGAACGACCTTGCTTTTAAAGGTATGTATCTTTTTCTTGGCCTCCATTTCCTCTATAGACCATTCTTCGCGAGGATAGCAACAGATTTTTATCCAGAAAGGCCACCACACAGGTTTGTACTGAGATATGAAAATTTCTTTACCCTCTTCATTTATCCCGGTGATAACCCGATATTCATACTTCATCGATCTCTCCTTTTAGATTCATGTGCCAAAACAACCCACGCCCAGAAGGGCAGGCCTCGTAAACCAACACCTACCATAACGAGCAGGAAGATTATTGTTAAAATTGTGTCCATAGTGTCTCCTTTTATTGTCTAAGAGGAGCGTAACAGCTATTTAATGTGTTGTCAAGAACAAAAAAGGCCCCGAAGGGCCTTTATTAAGATATTGCTGTTGTGTCCAGCGGTACGAAAGTGTAAACCCTTGTTGTTCCAAGACCAGGAAGCAATCCTGTGGTGGTGTCTTGGCCTGTCCCATATAAGGTTCCGTTTATCAGAAGGTATGCGGCCTTGTAAGCACCACGCGTGGCGTGATATTCACCATCTAAAACCTGAGTACCAAGTGCTGTGAAGGAATACTTAATGGCTTGGCTTATTGCACCATCTCCTTGGATGTTCCCACTGCTTGTCCCCGTGTAATAAACACGACCAGTCGGGTGTAGATATCGTGCAGAGTACAGCCCAACATACAGCTTTGGTGGCCCCTTCGACTTATCGGTAATGTTTGGTGCAACAGCAGTCGGGTTTAGGTAGTTAGCCGCTGAAGTTGAACCCGTTCCCAAACTACCATCGAATTGTCTTCCTTGGGCGTACAAGACATAGGCAGATCCTGTCTCCACAACCCTGAACCAACCGCTTGTACCTGCAACAATATCAAGTACCGTAGTTACCGAAGACTGCAATCTCCATGTCAAAACAGCAGATGACGTTATCCCCGCCTGCCCTGAGTCAGATACCCCGGTGACATACACATCCCCTGTGTTTAACAGCATATACGAGGTGTCTAAACTTCCCCAGTCAAAGGTGATCTTCTTAACATTAGTGAAGTCAGTCCTCATGGTCAATTGCCTGACGGTTGTTGTATTTCCTTGACCAAGGCCGCCATTCCCGTTCCAACCGCACATCGCGTACTGTCCGTTCGTGAACACCACTGCGAGAGAGTTGTAACCTATGGAGACTTCCTTGATAGTTAGTCCAGCCGTATATGTCATGTACGCAGAGACATCCACCGGGGAAGTGATGATAGATCCTAGTGCTGTCGGGAACATAAAGTTGTTACCCATAAACATCCATCGCCCATCAATCATTTTGAAAAGGACTGCACGGAATCCGACCCAGAAGTCCTCAACACCCGCAGATAATAATCTCCAGGCTGTTGTTGTGCCTCCTGTGCCACTAAAATACTGGTTGCCTATTGTGTACAGATTACCAGACGTTGACAGGGCAACGATACCAGCGTCACCAGCATCGAATTTCTTAATATTCCCTGTCGGTACTGGGGCCTTTCCCCCAGCTAACATCATCTCAAACATTGCTTTTCTCCTATTTGTAAACCTTTATTTTATCACAAAATCAGGAGAATTTCTTGCGAAAGTAAAGACGTGCAGCTTTACGCGCCTGACCTTCTCGCTTGAAGTGTTTGTCCTGGAATCGCCACTGCCCGGTATCAGTATCTCGCCAGACCTCGTGGTTAATAAACTCTAAAATGCTTTCGCCACCCATATTGCCCTCTTTTCCCCACGCCTCTTCAGGCAGATACCAGTTATCAATTGATTCCCCGTGAATTTCTTTCAGGAGTTCACGATAATCACGACTTTGCATTGTCCTCCCGTGGCTCTATAGCCATTCTGTGAAGTTCGTTGACCATATCTGCCACCTTTACACGATCCTCCCAGAAATTGAAAGCCGCACCCAAGAAGAGTGTGTTTTCAATACCCAGCCGAAGCTCTTGCGCTCTCTTTACACGATGTTCTTGTTCGGTCATTTCCAGATCCTGAAATTATCACGAATGGCACAGCCAACAATCGCCCCGATGAAGCCCAGAAACACCAGACCTCCAATCAGAAGAAGGGCCGCAGGCCCTAGTTGAGATATCAACCAAAGGATAATTACCGCACAAAATAGTACGATTGGGAATCCCACCAAAAAATCCTTCATACCACTTGACATCTTCATACAGACCCCTCCCAGATGATCAGACTGTCCGATGGTTGTAGCATATTCTCCATATCTGGTGTGAATGGTCGTACCAGACGCTTATTTTTAAGCGGGTGGAGGTAAGTCATGAATAGAGCGCCTTCTTTTGAAAGGTAAGCCAGCCCACGGACACTACCCAAACCCTGATCCCATGCTTTGTCGTGGAAGTAGATACCGTTTGATCGAGATTCTGAGAGAATCTTTTTGATTTCACTTAGTTTCATTGGATCTCCTTTACTGGTTCGAAACTTTCTGGGCGAGGAGCACCACTGGCCCACGCCTTGCACCCCGCATAGCCGGGAAGACTGCTACGACTCAACAGCGACGGGACGTGGGTACTCTCAAAGTGCCTACGACCGCTCTCTGACTCATAAAATAGCCACTTACCACGATCCCTTTCTCCGGTGTCGGTCCAGTTGACAGTCCAACTGGAAGTGCCGATAAGCTTCATCTTTCGTCTTTTCCACCAACCTAACATTCTAATCTCCTCTGAACGTAACGCCAAGTTTTCCGATAGTGTGCCATAACTTCCGCAGTTTTGTCAACAGGAACCTTGGTTTTCAGACAATACCAGGCCCCCTCACGGGAGGCCGAGTCCATAGACATTCTTCCGTAGATGCTGTATGTCATCCAACACCCCTTACCTGTATTGTTTTTGCAACATGGAGTAGGGTGTCGATAACAAGATTGTACTTGCCCCTCGAAACAGAATTTTTCGGCTCCTTGTCCCTTAAGAATCGACAGGTATCTATCTGGCTAATAATCTCTTCCATGATCTCTTTTCTCTCAAGCATCTTGCCTAATTCTTCTCTTGCATCGCCGTACTCATCGGACATTCTTTTCTCCTTTTGCTACCTTCAGCATGTGGATTGTGTTCTCCAGGTCTTTTTTCGGCTTACTGTACAGCTTACGACCGTGTTTTGCAAGGAACTTCTCCAGATAATCCAGTGCTTTGAACTCAACAATTTCGTTGATAACCTCTGGCACGTTGAACTCTTCCTTCAGCATCTGGTATGCTGCCTTTTTCACCGTAATTGGTGTACGGCCTTGACTGATTGCCATTTCAGTAACCAATCGCTTACGACTATCAGACCAGTTAGCATTGATAGGGAATGCCTTATACCCGTTTTGCTCCTGGAAGATCTTCACTGCACGTTCTTGCAGGGTGTCTTTATCGTATCCACGGCAATAATAGCTGGCCTCATCCTGGTGGTCGAAGTGCTCCAGATCATCATAGTCGCCAACACCAAGGTCTGCCAGTAACAGAACATCGTCCGACTGAGACAGAAGGCGGGTAGCATTCCAGCGTACCTCAAAGTCACTCGCCACGTTTCCACTTAGAAAGTGACCCGTCACAAAACACCTTGGCTTGATTTTTTGAGATTTGTTTTACCACTGCGGGGCGCAACTGATTGTACCCCCAGTAAATATAGACTTCATCACCAATGTTCAGGGTTTCACCACGAACGTCTTTCATATTAACTACCAAAGTAAGAGATGGTAACCAGGCCTACAAAAATCGCGTTGATCAGGATGCCGTACCCAAGACTCTTGTTTTTGCAAACCTTGCCGTTAATAATGGCTTTCGCAGCCAGAAGATGACGGAACAGCCAGAAACCGAACAGGCATCCTGCAAACAGACCTGCACTTGGCGGGATCAGTGTTGTCACCAACATCATCCCCTCAATCATTGCAAGAACCAAGAAAACACCAAATGATTTCGGGTCGGCAACGGTGTCTTCGCCCTTCAGCCAAGAATACGTGCAAATGGAAAGACCGAACAGGGACCACAGCAAAAAGATAGTAAAAATCATTGTGCTTTCTCCTTCAACAGACGTTTTTCAACACCAGCCACGATATCAGCCAATGCAAGATCAAAGAAATTTGCATTCCGATTATAGCTGGAACCCAAAGTCTCAATTTCGGTGCAGGCGATCTGTGCAGCGGCACGAACCATCTCTATCATCACATCACGATGCAATTCTTGAATCTTCATACTATTCTCCTTTTAGCCGGAATGATTTGATCATTGTGATCAGGTCTTTTTCAGGTTGCGTATAGTTGTGGATGGTGTTACCCATCTCGTCACGATACTGATTAGCAATCTGAGGAGGAGTATAACCCGGTAGTTTTACCAAGTCAACAACTTCTGCGTATTGTGGTGCATACATATACTCCGGGAGCACAACAGCAACTGCTGTCATCGCTCCATTCAGGGCTTCCTGCTCTTCACAGAACGAGGCCCAAGGGTATGTTCCGCTCAGAGGCTTCAGTTTCTCACACAGTTCCTGCAATGAAGACTGATATCCACCGTTGAGTACGATCACGGTCTTGTCACGATCAGCCCAGTCCCAGAGAAGATTCCCGGCATTGTTCCGGCGCTGGGAATAATCAAGGAACATCTCAGACATCGCGTGTGCTGACTGAATCCCGGCATGAATGCCAGCAATATATTGGTTTACTACGCAGTACATGCGTGTCTTCATTTCTTTCTCCTTACAATTACAAAGTCTTCATCGCAGAGGGCGGCGAGACCACCACCAACAAAGCAAACAACACCTAAAGGCCAGAACAGGATCATCATCAACCCTATTCCCACCGAAGACCCAGTGATCTTATCGCAACAAAACCACTCCAGTGCCAGTACAACGACCATAGCCAGTATGCCGATGCACAAATAAATTACCAGTTCGATAGGCATCATCTCTCCTTTTTAATCCAAAAATTGTTTTGTACAGCCCAGAAAATCGCACCACCTATCCCGGCTATCGCCAGAATGAATGTTACAACTGGTGCAGCCACCAAAATTAAAACCGAGCTTATTGGGAAAAGCAAGGTCATTAGGGTTATAGCCAAGACGGGCCAGAAATAGTCCTCCCAGCTATCGAAACTCTTAGGATGAAAGAATTTACCTATCAATCCAGAAGAGACCAGCAACACAGCAAGAGTTATCCACCAGAACCACTCATCCAGGAAAAAGATGTATGGTCTGACGATCTCATTCATCCACCAAATCATAATTTCTCCTTATTTAAAGAATTGTGTGAACTTGTACATTGCGCTGCGATAAGAGGGGTGCAGTTTGTAGTTGCACCCTTTGTCAACGCACCAGTCGCTCGCCCTGTTTCTCAAGGCGACGAGACCACACCATGCACAGACTTGCTTCCCTGCGTGTTTGTCTGCATAGAAATGGTGTTTCTCGTATGTGTACTCTTCTTTGTCAGCTTTCTTCATGGTTGTTCAGCCACTCTTTGATACGGGTTCGATGAGCATTTTGAATATCCATTTCCCTCTGGATCTCTGCCAGTCTTGTACGCTCTTCCGACCACAAAATAATGTTGTCAACAGCTTTTTCCAGCAAAGCGGCCTCATAAGGGTTAGCCCACGAGAAGCCGTAGTACCTGCTGGTAACATTGCTTACATATCCGCCAACACCATAGTGTGGGTAGGTAGTGTCCTGACGCGAAAGATTATCAAAAAGCAGACCTTTGCTCCACACAAGGTCATAGCTAAAAGTATAAGCCCCATCCATCAGATGACGGTACGTGAAATTGTCTTTCTCCCTTTCAAGGAAGCGCAGAAGTTCCAGCGTAGGTTCCTTGCACAACATCAGGAACTTAGCATATTCATACTTCTCCTGCACCGTCTTACCATTTGGTTTTGGTAAATCAACAAGGGTCATAGTTTCTCCTACCAATTAATTTCACGCTGAGTAATCTTACGGATAGCGTCAATACGCGCTACACGAATAGCCTCACCGATTTCGATACCGCTCTTACCTTTCTCAAGGCACTCCGCAGAGATCACTTTTGTGTCAACTGCCTTCATGCAACGGAAAGCATCCATCAGCACGTAACCCTGTGGGTATGGCTCTGCCATTTTGGTTGGGCCACGACCCTTCGCATCACAGAAACAAGCATCAGCCAGAGCAGAGACCTTCATAGCGGTTTTCGCGCTTGCCACGTTGCCTGCGGCTTCAAACAGCTTCATCAGTGAGCGGGGTTTTGCACCTTTGTTGCCTCCACGAGGAGCAATGCAGTGTACACGCGTGTGGTGCTCAGTCACATACAGAGCCACATCACGGAAGTCGTTAGGAACACGGATACGCTCGCACAACTCACGTACTGGCTCAAGGCCTTCTTCTTCGTGACCGATCAGATTACCATACTTACGGAAAGTCAGAGCTTTACCGAAGTCGTGACACAACACAGCGAACTTGGTGTACGGATTTGCCTCGTAAATATCTGCCACATCAAGACACAGCAGTGTGTGAACGAAAGCATCCCCTTCCGGGTGGTGTTCCGGTGGTTGTGCTACACCACGGAGGGCATCAAGCTCAGGCAATTCACCAAGCTCTGCCATTGCCTCAGCGTAGGCCCGGAAGTTATCAGAGGCCAGAGCCTTCTCCATTTCTTTCCACTTGCGCTCACCACTGATGTGTGACAGACCATAACGGTTATTGAAGCACAGGGCTTTAGTATCTGCATGGATTTCCCACTCTTTACCCAATTGGGCTTTAAAGCGGTAGACACGCAGGATACGCAGCGGATCGTCAAGGAATGCCAGCGTTGTATGACGCAGGATTTTCTTTTCGATATCGTACTGACCACCAAACGGGTCAATGATCTCACCTGTCTCAAGGTCTTGAGCCATAGCGTTGATCGTCAGGTCACGACGAGACAGATCCTCCACCAGTGTCACATCGGGGCTGAAGAATGTCTCGAAGTCAGTATGACCGTTACCAGTCTTACGCTCAGTACGGGCGAGAGCATACTCTTCGTTGGTTTCAGGATGCAGGTATACTGGAAAAGCAGCGCCAACCTGGGTGAAACCTTTATTGATCATTTCTTCGTGCGTTGCACCCACAACCACGTAGTCACGGTCATGAACTTCACGACCAAGCAAACCATCACGCACAGCGCCGCCTACCAAATATACCTTCATTCCTTTCTCCTATACGTTGTTTGTGTTGATGAAGTTTATACCGTTCTTCTTCAACAAGTCAACCCTTAATTCAGATTCAAGTCGTTTATATTCACGACAGATCTTTTTATGGTTGTCTTCGTGCTCTTTTAGCTCTGAGAATGGCTTCACGCAAAGCACATTCCGGTGGTGATAAGCACCACAAGCCGTTTTGACATCAAAGTTCTCCTGGAGATCTCCCTCAAGAACGATGTAGTACGGATACATGTCGTAACGGATGAAAGCGGTCACTTTCATTCTGTGATCCCCAGTTCTTCTGCGGTGTACACATCGTTACCTTCGTACAAGGTTCCGTCAATACGCACAACGAATGTACGATCCACGACCTCACCGAAGTTGTTGGCAATACGTGATGTTCCACCAAGGGTCAAGAAAACATCCCGACGAACGTGAGATGTGCCGCAGAGCTTATCATAGTCGTAGACACCAACAGGTGTACCCGCAGGAATTGCTACGATTGTGGTTACTGTCTGACCCACGGTGGATGGTGTACCCATGTTTTCATGGCACTGGTCTTTTACAACGGTATAAGTTTTATTGGTCATTGTATTTCTCCTCTCATTTTAAGAACTGCCTGTTTGTGTGCGTTACTTTGTGGCAAACCAGAAAAGTTTACAGCGATGAAATAGTCAAGGATCTGCCGATCCGTTGCCTGTTCTAATGTTAACACAGGTAAGAACGGGTTGCCAAATGCTAATTGTTCCCCACGGGTCATATCAGACCAGTACAGTCGCTTTCCATCTGGTAAAATAAACGGGATTTCATCAGTGATGAACAGGTTGATGGTGGTCAGACGCTGTTTTCCGTCAACAACCTCAAGCCACGGCCCATCTCGACGATCCCAATCATCATGTTTGGCAATAGCCACATTACCAAGCGGGAACCCAGACACAAGTGTCTTCAGGAATTGTTGCTGCTCCTTCTTTTTCCACACATACGGGCGCTGGTAGGCTGCATCGAAGAAATAGGCACCGCGCTCAAGCCAGCAGATATGTGACTCAACACTGTGTTGACCAGGGTTCACACGGAACACCTGGAGTTCACGAATCCTATTACGGACAACTGGTTCTGTCATTTACTCTTCTCCCCGTGTACTTCACGGAACTCTTCAACAAGAAGCTCCCAACGTGCATCCCACGCACAGTGAGCAATGGCACGGGTGATCGGATCAGTCACATGCGGGTAGTTCTCATTGAACCACGCTTCAAATTTTTCATCGAACAAGACCATACTCCTTTTGCAGTTTCCACTCAGCATCGTTCATGTACATTGTACGAACGTGTTTGCGCAGTCCATCGAAATCACAGCACGGTGTTTCGTTGTTCTCTTCATACTTGTCTCGTGCGAGACTTGCGAGGATCGCAACATCCTGTCCCAGAGGATCATAGCCCAAAGCATGTTTACGGAACATGAATACATAACGACCTTCGTCGTCCTCTACCTCATCTGCCATTTCAGGCAGGGTGTCTGCACGTTCCTGCCAGTAGTTGTACAGCTTCACTGCATCTTCTGGGGACTTCAATCCGAAAGACAGGTCTTCATTCTGCCAGCCCAACCAGTCAGCAATCGCTAACAGCTTTTCGCGCGCGTTGAGTTCACTCATTGTTTGTTCTCCCATTTATTCATGTAGTTAACAAGGTCTTTTACTGACCGTTTGCCGTCAAGAGGGTAAACCATATCACTCTCCATCCCACCGTGTGCCAGCATCTTTACTAAACGAGTATACACATGCTCAGGACGATTGCAACGTCTAATTTTCCATTCCTTTCCGTCAGGTGAGTATTCTTTCTCTTCGGTGGAGATATGGATCAAGTCGCCCATGTACTCTTTGAAGCGAATGCTCTCCAGAGGTCGATAGTATATGAAAAATTTCATGTGTTCTCCTTTGTTGAGTAGAGAATAATGGCTCACCAAACAGATGTCAAGCACAAAAACGAAAAAACCCGCCGAAGCGGGTTAATTTTACCAGGTAACGAAAAAGTTTATTGAAGTACCTTGCACTGTCGGTTGGTAGCTGATGATGTCAACTGTGAAACCTCCATTACGAAGATCCCCAACAATATGAGGCAGGTAATCACTCATCTCCACCGGGAAGTCCATTGAGAGTCCCATCCCGAACATCCCCTTCCTTGCACACTGAGCTATCCCGCTCACTATCTGGTCGAAGATGTCTTTCATTTCTGGCGGCGTTTGCTTTTCTGCGTTGTTTGCGATCTCTCGCATCTTGTTTGCGACACTCATCGCTCTGTCCCTCCAGGAAGTAAAATGGTTCCAGGTTCAGTCTGTTCTTCTTGTCCCAGACAAAATAGGCGTAACCTGAACCGTCTGTCTTACCGTCATCTGTGAATGAAGGTCTCTGAGATAAGACCATCAAGCTGGTTGGCTTATTGCTCTGCCACCATTCGTTTCTTGTCTGACTTTCCAGAAAACCAAGACGGAGTAACATAATCACAACATCAGCATCTTCAAGAGCCTTGGCAACGAATGCCTGAGCTAAAGAATATGGTGGGTTTGTGATGATACAGTCAACATGGTTGTACTCGGTATTCAGATAATCCACGCCATGACGAATCTCACCCCAAGCAGAGCCAATCGGCATATGGTTGTAGAATCTACCAGACGCTCTACAAGGCTCTAAATATTTCCAGTGTGGGTTGATAGGGATAACATCCAAAAGGGCCGTCACAGCCCATTCTGGTGTCTCATACACGTCATAATCCCTACGTTCTCCCTTCTTCTTCAAAGGCGCAGACATTAGTTCCCCATTCTCTCCAGTACGTCAGCCATAATCTCCTCTGAAGCTGCCAGAATAGCATCAATCAGTTCTTGACGATTACGAACGTTGACAACCAGAGGATCTTCTGCCCCGATAGCCATTGCACCAATCTGGGAGTAGATGGTTTGCAGTTCTGCCACATTGAATGGGTCGAAGTCCTTCGCCTGAAGTGTCGATACGTCGAATTTGAATACCTCTCCTTCAACTTCGATTTTCAGGAAGATGCTCTCTGGGGTTCCTTCCGGAAGATTATCCAGATCAACATTCTCAATCACAGTTTTGTCTTTCGGCTCCTTTGCCTTCTCACCGGAGATGATTGGGCGTTGGCCTTCCTGCATACGTTTGATGTTTCGCTCATCAAGCAGAACTGCCGGGGTGCGTTTCACGATCTCCACCTCGTCCATCCAGACCTGTCCACCGCCTTTGATTGTGGCGATCTCCGTTTCTGTCAGAACACCACTGTAGAAGGTATCGATCAGACGATCAAAATAGTGCTTCTCAAAGGCAATCTGTGCGTACATGTTTGCACCATCACCATATGTTCCGCCCTGATAGTTGTGGAACATAAACTCTGTCAGCGGGGACACTGTACGATCCTTACAAGCCAGCCACAGAACAGTACCAGCAGAGCAAACATTACCCTCTGCGTGTGTCACGATAGACGCTTGGCTTTCACGAATGGCGCTTACGTAGGCCATAGCGATGGAAACTACACCACCAGGGCTGTTGATCACCACACGAATGGTGTCATCAGGGGATGCCTGACGGATTACCTGCAAACGGTCCTGATGGTCTTCCAACCATGACAGGTCATCAATGTAGATGACATGATCGTGAGAGTGAACAGGGTAGCTGTAGATATTCCCGTGCATACCCGGCATCATACCGAAAAAGTTCTTGTTATGTTCCATATTAATCCTCCTCACGAGCGTTTGCAATATAGCCTTTCAGAATGTAAGCATTCCTCATCAGCCAGTCGATGTAATACCCTGTTTCGTCATCGACAAGTACCTGATCGCTGTACTTGAATGTCACGAGAACTTTTCTCGCCCTTTCAGAGGCTACGGCTGCGGTGTGCAGCATAGTGAACTTGTCAAGTTCTTCTTTCTCGACAGTCACATATTTGGATTTACCATCCAGATAGATCAGGTGATTAAGCAAATCACGACGATCCGGGAACATCCACAGTGCATCACGTTCTGCTGCGGCTGGACTGTAAATCATCCGGGTAAAGAACCCATCGTTCATCTCATACAGAGACTGAGCCACTACCTTGCGATAAAAATTGAAGAGGCTTTCCGCTTCAGCATCAAACAGCCCTGGAGAAACTACCCCACAATTCTTCAACTCCATCAGTTTTCGATGGGAGATAACCCCATGAATACTAACTGTCATACTCCTCCTATCGAGCTATCAGATATTTCACTTCACCGTCATCCCCACGGTAACCGGAATCTACCACATGATAAGGACCAAAATTGTCCAATCTTACGATATCACCCACCACAAGGGTCTTCCTTGACTCATATTCCAAGGACTCGGTAAGATGTTTGAACTGATCCGTATCGTCTGTGGTGCAGACATAACGAATTTCACCATTGCTTTCAGTGACATAAATCCGTTTACCTGTCTTTTTAGCCAAAACCCAGCCCTTTTTGTCATATTTTACAAGACAATAAGACTGATTCAGCTTATCTCTAAACCTGGACACCTCGTTTCCTCTCAAGATTAGTCAGGAACTGCTCAAGTAAGGCCAAGCGCTCCGGAGTGTTTAGGTTAAGCGTTCTCACGCCGTACTTTTTAGCGAGATTCACCGCTGTTGCGGTGCCACCTTTAGGATTTCCATGTTTGTCTTCCAGTGCGAAGTACAAACAGAAGGCAGAAGGTCTTGGTTCGAGAAGATTTGCTCCTAAAACCTGATGCACATTTCGTGAGTGCAGTGCAAAAGCCCCGCGCTTCTTCTTAAGAGCTTCAAAATTAGGATGAATTTCTTCAACCAAAGAGTCTCTTACTGCTTTTTGGTCAGGCATCAGATAGTCAACATAACTCAAAGGAAAGTCCCAATAATCCCAAAGCTTATCGTTATCTGTTGCAAACCCGTCCCACGGTATGTAAATCTCTGCCAAGCGTGTACGATACTCTTCTTGTTTTCCATTGTCAAGAGTTTCGTAATATTTTTGCATTCCAACCTGAAATGCCTCATCAGCGCCCCCGGCTTTCCCGCTTCTCAACGTAAATCCGAGTCTTGCTAATCGGAAAGCAGCGTCTTCCATGACGCTGATAACCTCTGGGGGTGTTTCGCGAGATCCTACCCCAGTGTAATATGCCATAATCCTCCTGTTAAGAAGCCATCGGGGTATAGAGTTTTGCGTCACGGTCAGCCATGAGGCCAAGAGCGATGTCGCGAACCATACCACCACGAACGATATCCTCATTCGGGTCATCAAAGGAAACAGAACCCACACCTGCAAGGTTGTGACGCTGAGTGAACTCAATCAACCATTCAAGTCCAGACTGACCATGAATGTCTTTCTGACTGGCATCACCCATAACCACAAGAGTACAGTTGTCGGAGATACGAGTGATGATACTCAGCATCTCTTCGGGGGTGCTCTGCTGCGCTTCGTCGATCAGCAGGAAGCTCTTTTCGTCGAATGAACGACCACGGATGCTTTCCAGTTCCTGAACTTCGATACGCCCATTTAAGCCGTCCTTCAGCGCGTTGTAGTACGCCCCGTCACCCATACGCTTACGGATGGTATCCAGCATATTTCGGACATAAGGGAACAGCTTCTCCAGTGAAGTACCCGGTTTGAAGCCGGAGGTTTTACCCGTCTGCACGTATGGTCGAGCGACAATGATCTTGTCAAGTTCGTTTCTACGTAGCAAGTCGGCAGCATGAGCGGAGGCCAGATAAGTTTTACCTGTTCCGAAGATCCCCTTCGCGATGATAATGTTGCATGTCTGCAACTTATGAAGGTAATCTTGCTGCTTTTCATTCAGAGCAACGAGCGGTGGTGCGCTTTTACGTTCCTCATCGAATTTCGGGTGGTGCTTTGCTTGACTAGCGGCCTGACGTTCAGCACGTTGCTGTTGACGGGCGCTCAGTTTTGTTGCACGAGCCTCTTTGCTTCTTCCCATATTGGTTCTCCTTACGAGGTTAGAACAGATTTTGCCTTTTTGTAATAGGCTGTGCGCTCGGCTAGGTGGTTTGTGCCACCGTTTACCAGCTTGGTAATCTTAACGATATCATCAGCATCGCAAGCGGCGTTGATGTTTCTCATGTCCCAATACCAACCAGCGCTGGCAACTGCATACTTAGGCTGTTCAAGCAGTTCTGGGTGATTAACGAGGTCTAAACCAAGTGCCTTTCCGCAAGCTTTGTAGTTTGCAAGTCCGGTAACCTGAATCAGGCCTCTCCCCTTATACTTAGCCCCATCCCCATCCTTTTCAGGGGTGTTGCCAAGACGCTTTGCGATAGGGCCAGTGTCATACTTATCAAAGTAGGCGTTGTTACCAAGCTCCTTAACATAACGGAACTCAGCAGATTCCACACCAACCTGGGATAGGAATCCAGCGATACGTTTGACAGTATTGATACTGCCCTTCTCAAACAAGTCGTTCAGTGCATCAATGAACTTGGCATTTCGTCCTGCTGACGCACCTACTGGAAAAATCTTGTTGAGTTGTTCAAGCGTTAGTTTCAAAAGAAGACCTCCTTACGGATTAGTCTCTCCTAGTGCCTCTACAAAAGCCGTTTCAAGCTGGGCGGCAATCCCAGAGATCTTGATGGTAATTCGTTCCTGGTAGATCGCATAAGCCAATTCATGTGGTTCAAGCGCTTCTTTCAGGAGTGCAACCATCTTATACATAACCTTTTGCATAACCTCTTCGGAAAGAGCCTTTTTCAGGCGAACCTGTGCGGCATTCAATTCCTTTTCGAAAGCCGGGTCTTTTGCACCAGACTTCATTTGGCGCATTGCTTCGATCTCGTATTGGGTTTGCTCACTGAACTGATTAATCAGTCGTGGGAATACAAGACCAACAAAGTCACGGGCCAGTTGCTCGTGATCACCAAACAGAATGGTGTCAAGCTCTGACTGTGGCATTGGCACGAACGTTTGTCCTTCTTCATTGATAACGTCAGTCATAGGTTACCTCAGTAGGTGCCACGGGCAGCAGCATCGGCTACCAGTTGCAGAAGTTCGTCTTCGGTAGCACGTTTAGTCTTACGCTTCTTACCACGCAGTTCCAGTGCCAGTTCCTTTTGATATGCCTTACGCAGAGTACGTTTGCTCATTATATTCTCCTTTGTGGCCCACCAACAACATGAGGATGGGCTTAGTTAATCTTATATGGTTTTTAGACGACTGTCAATCAGATGTTATGAGATTTCACAAATGCGATAAACTCATCTGCGGTCCCGATATACCGCTCACTACCACCATCCTCCATAAACACACGAGGCACTGTGGTTGGAACAACAGGGGCGCATTTTGCAACCAGTTCCTCTTTCGTGTAGTTCTTGTCGAGAGTCATGTACAGGAAGTCAAGATCCTTTGACTTTGCGAACTCTTTCGCACGTACACAGTGGGGGCAATTGTCTTTGCCGTAGATCACAAAGGTATTTTCTTTGATGCTCATGTCAATCCTTATTTTTAAAGTAGAACACAACTTCCGGCACTTCGTTGGTGAAGTGCAGATCGAATCCAGACAGCACACCAATATCCTCGAATCCTAGTGCATCTGCAAACTCGTTCGGGTACTGAATGCTGATAGGCATTTGATAACCGAGCAGTTGACGGAGTTTAGGGACCCAAGAAGATGTCCCGCCCAAGAAAATTTCCATCTCAAACGTGCCGTTTAGTCCACGACGCAAGGAAATCTTACGATGCGGTAGAAATCCACTTACACGCTCCCCACCAAGAAACAGATGGAGTTTGTGTGGGTCGTAAGCCACTAAACGAAGTGGTGCCAGTGCCGGACCACTCGGAATTATTTCTGCCATTTTTTCTCCTTAGAAATCCCAGGTTTCGCCATCGGTATCATCTACCGCTGCATTCAGGCGATAATCTGTGTTGGTTTGCTCTTGGTTAGCGTTCTGCTGTTTGCTCGGATTCATCCAGATATCCATGAACGGCAGAGGATCTCGTTTTGGAGCCTCGAAATCACGTTCGATACCGTAGTAGTCATAGATCGGAGCACAGTTCCAGTCGGTCCAGTCTTTCAGTAATGGAGCATTAAGCCCGATGATTGCACGTCCCTCACTGAACAGGTAATCACCCCATGCGTACTCGTTGGTGCGAACTTCGTCCAGAATTGCTTTCAGTTCTGATTTGATAGCATAGAAACTATCTTTCCACACCGGGTCTTTCAACAGAATGTCAATGACACCGAAGTCCATTTTGGTGTGCAACATTTCGTCCAGCATAATTTTCTGAACAAGCTGACCTACCTGAACGAATACACCCTGTTCAGCCAGAGCAAAGGTACACGCGAAGCTGGAGATGAATTCGATACCTTCAAGACCAAGCAGAGAGAACAGTGCTCGCAGAATACCACGACGAACTTCCTCTTTATCAACAGACTCTGGATCGATACGGTATTTTGCACCGAGGATTTCCAGTTCACGCATATACTTGACAATCACACCTGAGCGTTCCAGAACTGCCTGGTTGTTCTGAATGTCTTCAATGATCTGACGTGAGTTTGGCAGACACTGACGGACAATATCAGAATACGTTAAAGCATGAAGAACTTCAATCTCAGATTGCTTCATCATCATAGCAAACAGTTCACTATTGGTGATGAATGGTGCGAACAGACAGATAATCGCCTGTGCTGCAACGCTATCCGCTTCCCACTGCCACATAATCGTTTGTACCATGACATCGTAGGTGGATTTGCTACAGGTTGCGAAATCAGTGATGGATTGGTTCAGTTCAACCTCATCTTCAGACCAGTCCTGCTCTTTCTGCTTTTTGTACAGGTCGAACAGTTGTGGGTACTTTTTGTTGATGGAGTCATACATCCCCATTTGCTGCCCCAGGAACAGCGGGTAGTCACCAGTTTTATGAGCGGTGTTCTCAACGTTAAATACAGCCATTATTCTCCCTCGAAAACGGGGCCGAAGCCCCATAAGAATTACAATGCACAACCTTCACAGTACGGGTCTTCCACCGAATTGTCTGCAATCAGCGGGTAGTCCTTGCGGGTCTCTTCCTCTGCTTGCTTCTTCGCCTGAAGCTCTGCGGTCAGGGAGTCACCAGCACCAACCTTAGAGTTCAGGTAGTACCAGGTTTTCATCCCCATTTTAGTCGCACGGATCAGGTAACCAATCTGGTCCTTCATCGAAATCTTCCCGTCTTTCAACTGGGTGTAGTCAATGTAGAGGTCAGCACTGATAGCCTGCCCTGCAAACTTCTGGATCACCGCGTAAACGTCGATCAGATCGTTGCTGCTAATGTCCCATGCTGAGGTGTAGTAGTCCTTCAGCGCTTCGTACTCTGGAACAATAAACAGTACAGAACCTTGCGGAGACTTCTTGAAGATGATGTGATCACGCACCGGGTAAAGCCCGTTTGTGGTGTTGGTTGCCAGAGAGGAACTCTCATTTGGCATATAAGCTTCCAACACGCTGTTGCGGATACCACCGTTCTTGATAATCTCCTGGCGAAGAGATTCCCAGTCCTGCTTCAGGCTTGGGTCTTTCACCACACTATCAACAGCCTTGTTATAGGTGTCGATAGGCAACCATCCCTGTGGATACTTGGTTTTGTTCATCCAAGGTGCAACACCACGTTCTTTTGCCAGTCGCAGGCTTGCCTTGTGCAGGCTGAAGCTGTGCAGTTCTGCAAGATCGTGAACCAACTGCTTACTCTCCGGAGAACCATACGCGACTTTGTGTTTCGCGATGTAGTGAGCAAGGTTTGTCAGGCCAACACCAATCGAACGACGAGACTTGGCAGTGTGCTCCATGTTCTCATACGGATAATCCATGATATCCATAACGTTGTCGATCATCAGGACGGTGTAGTAAGCCACATCCTCGTACTCTTCCGGGGATACCCGACCCGCCACCAGAGAGGACAGGAAGCATAATGCAACCTCACCATCATCTGCAAGAGGATCAAAGATATTTCGCATATCTTTATAGCCCTTGGTTGGCAGACAGATTTCCTGACACAGGTTAGAGGAGTAAATTGTCTCCAGGAACGGTGTGTGTCGGTTCATCTCATCAGGCCAGTACACATACAGGCGACCAGTCTCTGCTCGTTGAGTGATTAGCTCTAAAGCGAGATCGCGAGCCTTAACCCAGGTCTTAGGAATCTTTTTGTCAGCAGCCACACGAGCAACCTCTGCATCAAACTCCTGCATGGTCATCTTAAACATACCCTCGTGCAACTGAGGAGCATCCTTGTAAGAGACCAACATCCAGTCAAGGTTCTTAGCCACACGGTTCATGAACGACTGGTTGATACCAATGGAGTAGTCCATTGTGTTGATACGCTTCGACGTTACAGTCTGCGGGTTTTTAAGTCGCATCAGTTCATCGATCTGCGGGTCAAGCGCAAGGAATGAAATCGTTGCACTACCACCACGGGTTGACTGACGGTTCTCCTTCACCCCGGCATCAATGCCACGGTAATAAGGCAGTTTACCCATGTGTTTGATCGTATTGCCACGAACACCATCACCAATCGAACGGGATGACAGGTAATAACCAATCCCGGCCTGCGCTACGGTCATAGTGTACGCCACTTCACGAGCAACACCAATACTCTTAGCCGTATCGTCTGCCTTAATGATGCAGCAGGACGCATAACCAGTACGCCCGGTACGAAGACCGTTCAGATACGGTGTTGGGGCATTGATCTTCAGGTCAGAGAGATAAGTGTACAACTGGATCACATCGTTAATACGACGATCCTTTGGCATACGCTTCATCACCGCCATCGCGATACCCATGAACATCATCTGCGGAGATTCAAACAGAACATCGTTGATGTTGTCCTTGATACCGTACTTGTCACGGAACTGCTTCAGAACAGCATAGCCGTAATCAAGGTCTTTCGCGTGATTGATAACTGTTTCAAGCTTAACCAGATCGAAAGAGTCATACCCCATATCTTCCCAGTAACCGATACTGGTCATGTAATGGTAGAAGTTAAACAGCGTAGGGATCTTTGTGAAGCCACCATACGCCTCCTTGTAGATCTGTCCGATGAGCACACGCCCAGCCATGCGAGAGTGAGCTTCATCTTTGCGACTTACACAAGCGTCGATCAATGCCTGGTTTACTTCACGAGTGGTGCATCCATCATAAAGGCGCTTATACGCGTCCATAGAGATGTGGGACCAGTTACCATTGCCGTCATCACCAAAGATTGCTGCTTTGTTCAGACGTTCTGGTTCAAAAGGAACACTAGATCCATCACTCTTTACAACTGTATTGATCAAACTTTCTCCTTATTTTTCTTCGAATTGAGCAAGATACTTGTCAGCTTCATCAACTTCCTCATCTTGAGGAGCATCTTCAGATGGAGCAGTGACGTTGATTATTTTACCAGAATATTGATCATAGTAAACATCATCGTACATCTTACTGTCATCGGTCAAATCATTGAAGTAGAGCCACCCGGCGTAGTGATGCTTATCATCGAAGCCACGGTCTTTCCACTTGGTCTTCTCTTTACTCATTAGTCCCCCAGACCAAATGCGTCACTCAGACGTGCTTCATCTTCACTATTGAACGTAATATCGAACGAATCTGGGCGATCACCACGTTTGGTGTACTTACGGGTGTTAACTTTTTCGTTCACCGGGATGTCGTATGGCAAGTCGATAACGAACTCCATGTCTCGTTCCGAATACACACCGACATCGAGGATGTCAACCCCGTTATAGATTTTTGCATACGGATAATCCGGACGCATGTCACCAACAAAGATCGTGGTCTTACGGTACAGATAGGGCAAATTAGCACATCGTACATTTTTGTTGTTAAGCATAGTTACTTGCTTAGGATTACCCTCACTGTCGGAGACTTGGAATCCCACTGCATACAGGGCAGCACGGAGTCCACTTTCTTGTGTCACATCGAATCCAGGTACTGTTCTCAGGAAGTCCAAAGTGACCGAAATGTGTTGGGTAGGTTTGCGTTTTGTTTTACTCATGTATTCTCCATTCTGCCTATAATCGGGGAGAAACTCTCCCCGCAATTCATACAACCAAGATACGGATTACTGGAACCTTTGTCAACCGGAAACTACGTTGTTAGGAACTAACTGGCGATGTTGTACCCAACCGCAGAAGTTACCTGACCACAATGCACCGTTACGGTCAACATGGGTGATACCTTCTTCCCAAGAGACAGCATACCCTGGGAGATTCACGCTTGGGTCATACCCATACTGGCTGAACTCCCCCTTCATCGGGGTGGCCTGATGTTCGAACGGAGAGGCGTGTACCTTATTACCGCTCAAAAGTTTCCCATAAATGTCCAGCGCCTTATCTTTTGTGTTGTTCAGAACTCGGTAAGAGACCTGAGCACAACACGAGGCAGATATTGCCTTTGCTTCCTCTACGGTAAGCATAACAGGCTTGTCGTTTTCGTCAAGAACACAATACCCAACAAACACAACACATTCTTTGTCGTCAATGTCTTCGTATTCGTAGACGTGATCAACATACGGGGTGTGCCATTGTCCAGGTTCAAGCAGTTCAGGCAAAGATTCATCAAACGCCTTCTTCATGGCCTCAGCCAATGCAAAGATCGTCGGATCTGCATCTTTATCTACACGCAACCACCAGAAGTTCTCGAAGTCAGTTGCCGTCAGAACCGTTTTCATCCGTTGGAACGGTTCTAGAAGACGATTGGCAATTTGTTTATGATAACCTGCTTCATCAAAGCCGCTTGCGAAGTGACAAGCCTCTGCTGCTGCAAATTTCCACCACTGCTCTGGTGAATATCCACGCTTCCCAATACCTGCGGAGTGATCACCAGCATCTTGCATACCTGGTTGATTCTTCCCGAACTTAACAGGCATTGCCGGATTATCCAGAGCTTGTTGAATCATCTTCTTGATCGGAATTGCACGGCTACTCATAGCATTGCGACTAAACAGTCGGTGCGTCATCAATTCGCTGTGAATGATGCGTGGGTACTCAAGCTCAAAGGTTGTAATACGTTGTCCCTGCGGTGAAATGCTATCCGCTACTACGCGAGCGATTACAGCCTCTGTCATTACTTAGCCCCTTCTTGCAGTTTTTTCAGGATGTTCTCTTTGTTGGCTTCCATTACTTTACCAACCGCTTCCTCTACAACCTTTTCAAGGATCGCGGTGCGATCAGCGAAGCGTTGCTGGAATGCGATCATTTCTTCAGCTTCTTCTGCGGTGAAAATACCGAGATACGCTTCAGTGATCAGGCGGTTAATGAAATCGGCATCAAGGCCCATATCTGCTGCGGTGATGCCGTAGGCGTCCAGCCCCATTACCTGTGGGACTTTATCCACACGGCGCTGTAACTCATTGGTCAGGATGTCGAAAGATTCTTGTTTTAAAGTCATTTGCCTCTCCTTTTGATTCGGTATGGTGTTTCAGGACTCATGTTCGCCTTGAACACCAAATATCGTGTCAGGATATCCTGACACATGTCACTTGTGGCTTTGAAGGATATGAGGAAAGTTCCATCCTCGGTGAACACTTCCACCCAATCCCCGTAGTGGACAACAAAGTCTCCTGTGGGGCATCTCTTCATTACGCAATATCCAGAACGAACTTACGGATTTCGTCCCAGTTGTCGGTCTCAAGGTCAATCGAGACACGAAGCTCTTCGGACTGATCATATGGTGTCTTGAACTTAATCTTGATCACCTCTGGTCCAAACTGGTTCAGGAACTCGTTACGGTCATCAATGATGACATCGAGTTTGATACCAGCCTTGTTCTTTGTCGCATAGAATCCGTGGCCTGAGCCTGGCTCAATACTGAAAAACTCTTCAGTTTCACGTTTCAGGAATCGAACCTTAGACGAGAAGTGGCCTTTCTTGCAGTAAGATACAAACTGGTTGAAGTGTCCTGCTTCAGCCCAAGCTGCTACTGCCTCAACTGCACCAGGCAGAGGTTTCAGTTTATCATACAGGTATGGGTCTTCCCAGAACTCGTATGGTGGAACCTGATTTACCTTTGCAGGTGGAAAATATTTGGAAACGTTGTAATAAAACTTTCCTTGCGGGTTTTTAGGTGGGAGGCAAAGGTCTGCCTTCACACCATAAACCTGCTCCATCCATTGAATCCAGGGAGTACCTGAATCCACAAAAGTCAGGTCAACATCAATACCGATATTCAGCGGTTTACGCATTCTCTTCTCCGTAGCTAATAGTTCTCGCCCATTCGAGAACCTCTTCAGCACAGTCTATCATACCACCCTCTTTGTTGTCAAAGTCACGTTCATGTCCTCTGATGCCATCGAGGTACAACCAGTTACGACTGTCATTTCCCCAATCATAACCTTTTCGGTGGATACGTGCAAGAAAGAATTCACCGCCTGTTGAGTACGCATAGTCGGATAGCTCTTTGATCTCTTCCTTGAAACCACCATCTGAATACACAATAACCTCATCATTTGCATATGTCTTCTTCAGATGCTCTACAGCAGCCTTACCAAAAGCAGACTTACCGAACAATGGTTTGATCACTTTCTCTGAGCAATGGATCATCCACTGGCGTGGTGATACATTCACACCATCGACCATCAGATACGGGCTTGGAATCTCTTTGTACCGACGAGTGTACATTGCATCCCACAACTCGCGGGAAATACCCGCTGAACGGATCGCAACCTCAAAAAGGAGTTCCTTAACCTCTTCGTGGTTGATGTTTGGGTTACCCTTGCAGAGATACGCAGAGATCTCATCTTTCCCGCTCTGCGGCGGTGCATTAAGAACAATAATATCCATCAGTACCCCGCATATTCTTGAAGTGCATTAAGAATCTGTAAACACTCATGCAACGTGTCTCCCAAATCGCTGCCATGCTTTTCCTCATAAGAGGATTCAATCCTTTCTCTGAGCGCCCTAAATTGCTCTCTCATCCACTCATCATCGTTACAATCGGGAATTTGAATATCCAATCTTCTCTCCTTTACAAAAGGGCCGAAGCCCTTAAATGATGTTCACAAGCGTGTTAGCCATTTCTTCCTTGGTACGGATATTACGGCGGTCACGCATCACCGAACCACAGCACTCACAACGGTATGCCTGGAACTTGGAAAGGTATGTAGTACCGACCTTACCCGGCATTTCCACAACCTGATCAGAGTTACAACGAACACAGCGTAGAACTTGGTTGTCGTCTTCCTCATTGAACAGGGTCACGTTAGGGTGTTTCTTCATGAAAGGTCTTACTTTCAAGTAGATACCTTCAAGTGTTGGAATATCACCGATGTTATAGAATTCCATTTCCTCAAATGCCTCGATCTCTCCGTGGAAACAACGAATCCACAGTGTAATACCTTCATGGTGGCGCTTACGTGCGTCCAGTTGGAAGTAATTACACGCCGCTTCCAGAGCATTAGAAGGCAAGGAGAATGCCGACTTCAGTTCTGCAAGAGTATCGATCACAATGTACGGAGATGGTGGTTTCATTCCGTGGAATGCGAAACGCTGGTTAGCCCAACCCTTATCGAAACGAGCATTGTGTGCAATGAAGATGTCACACTCATCCAGAATATGCCACAGTTCTTCAACCAGTTCTCGGTCGTCATGGATATCTGTTTTGAAAGTTTCGTAGTCAGGGAGTTTGCGACTGATGATCGCCGGGTTATCCAACCACTTACCCGCCCATGTCAGCATGTATGGCTCGTGCTCAACGTGGGAAGGTGTTACAAATGCCTTGAATCGGTTAAAGACCCAAGCCAAGGTCGCAGAGACCTCTACGTCACCCAAGAAGATCTTCGCCCCCGGATTACGTGCAACTGTCTCAGTAATTACCTGAGCAGCCTGCTTATCGTACTCGTGGGCCTTCAGGATCAGACGGATGTGTGATTCCTTACTCTCTTTCCCAAGATAACGACGAGCAATTTCACGGTTACTCAGACCTTTCGCTTTTAAATCAAGGATTTCTTCTGCACTCAGCATTACACCTCTCGGATAAATTCAACAATATCATTCACAGCAAAGTCCCGCACGGCATCTTTCTCGACATCATATGCCTTGATCATCCATTGAGGCTCTTTGTGAAACTCTGTGGACCCATACCACATCACCGGGTCCATAACGGTTCGATAACCGTATTCCCCGCGCCAGTTCTTGTAATAGAACTTCAGGGGCTTACTCAAATTATTCAGCAAATCTTTCCTCCGTCTGTCTGACAAACTCCGTAAGGTAAAGTGTGATGCTTTCGTGTTTCTGAGTCCCTTTGGGGATGATGAGGCCGAGATCCGACTCAGCCCTTTCAATGATCTTCTCATTGGTGCATCTTCTCAGAAACTTCAGCATGTCGTCCTTATACCCTGCGTGAATAGGATACCCACTGAAATCCTGTTCCAAGTAGTCAGCAAGATTTCTAAGCGCTGTGGACAAAGAGGTGTCTGTGTAAGCAGAAACGTACTTCATCCAAGCCTTCAGGACATATCCTTCAAACGTATTCACACACTGGCTCAGAACTCCTCGACACTTTCCATCGAAGTGATCATGATCGAGACAAGGCTTGCGAAGTGGCTCACCGAGTACAGGATCAAGACCGCCTTGTTCCAGAATTAATTTCTCCCTGAATGCTGCAATCTGTCTTGCATCCTTAACCCAAAGTTCTGCCGTCAATGGCACTACGACAGGCTTCTTCCTTGCCTTGGGTTTGGATACAGGACTTTTTACTCTTTTCCTGCGGATAGCCCCTCCAAGAACTTCTTGCCGATTAAATACGCATCGGCGTAGTCAGCCTTTCCTGCTGCAAGAGTAACACCGTCTAACCACCCCGGATAGTCGTAATCAACGGCCTTAACCATCATGGCTTTGTCCATCTTAACTTTGGAGCGTGATGATACCATTTTATTCTTCTTTTTGTCAAGCTTTTCCTTAGTCACCCACTGCTCTTCCTCTGGAAGGAGACTACGGGCAAAAGACTTAACAGAAGTTGGTGCAACAGTATGGATGTTAAAGTATTCAATAAAATGATTACCACAACCATCCAGGCTAAGGGCAATGCAGTAGAACAGACCTGCAAGATCCCTTGTGGCACTACCAATAGACCCCAGACTCAGTGCTTCCATCACATAATCATCCGGGGAATACTCAGTACACAGTTCATTTATCCTTTTGCAGATATGTTCGATCTGCTCATAAACGGTGTCAAAGTAGTAAACTTCCGGGTTTTGCTTTCCCTTGCTCTTGGTAGAACCAGTCCTGATCATCTCCCGATAAATAGGAGTCCCATCACTCCAGATAACAACGGCACAATGGGACAAAGACTGATCAACAGACATCAAAACATAAGGGAACTCACTCATCTTTCCCGTCCACAGCATTCTCGCGGAAAAGAACCAAGGAGCACTCAAGGTCACCGTAGGCAACACTTGTCAACAGTAGCAACTTCTCTCCCTCAACAAGCTCACAATCCTCAAGAAGCAGGACTGTGAATGCCTTATCTGGGTCAATGAAATCGTCTGTGAAGACAACATAGTCTCCGTGGTCGGTTTCCAGCATTCTCCAAATACCTGTCCCTACCATGAACTTAGGTTTCAGAGAAGAAACAGCGAGGGCCTTAGAGTCCCTCATTACTGCTTCCATGATCATCCCGTCAATCATAAAACCCCCACACGGCGAAGCTCTGTACTCAAGGTGGTGTGATCGTTGGCAGTACGCTTCATATAGACCATCTGGAAGATGATTGAAGCCCACTGACCAGCACTCATTTTACGCTGAGTCCCGTCCCACGAGGTAAACTCCACCCCGTTAGGGAACCAAGTTTTGTACTGGTCAACAATCGCAGTCCACATATCCTTTTCGGTCTGAAGGTGACCGATCAGGTTGAATGCAGCAGTATCTCCAAAACGCCCGGAGATATCAAATGACTGATAAGGTTTGATGTTGTCTGAGCTATCACCGCAGAGCATCTGGTAGCCAAAGAACTTACGACCCCAACCCTTAACCTTATTACCTTCCATCCAAATCTCACCCATAGAGTCATCAATGATCATTGGAATAGGATGTTTCCATGTTTTCTCTTCAATGTCACGCATGGTGTCGAAAAGGAGTCCAGGCGTTCCTTTTTGGTCTTTGTCGAAGGATGCAACCATATAGTTGAACTTACCAGTCGCCTGGTAGAACTCCCACCCGGTATTCATCAGGACAGAAAGATAGTCATCTGCCTCAACCCCATCAATTACCTTTGCCTTGTACTTCTTCTTGACATAATCACGCGTTTCCTGCAACAGCTTAGGACGCAGTGTGTCCTCACGGTTCCCTTTATAACGCTCCGGTGCTGGTAATAGCAAGCGGAAGTTATTCTCACCACCAAGCACACCCATCCCGTATTGGTTGTCCATCTCCAGATGTTCAAAGATCGCATTGATCTTGGTTTTCAGGATGTGCAGGCAGTTTTCAACAGGCTCTGGAGTCTGAATGTCCTCAATCAGGAAGTCATCTCTTCCCCACGGAGTAAATTCACGTCCTTCTGCCTTTGCCTTGATTTCCATATTGGCGTTTTGGTCTTTTAACCAACCGCCTACCACCCTTTTGGTGGAACCCCAGAATTCTGTTCTGTTTTTGAAGATCTTTTCCCTGCCGGAAGCAATGTGTGTTGCCTTAATTGTACGCTTCTCAGCGCCAGCGGCAGACACAAAGCAAGTCTGGTCAAGGTCTAAAGCGATCACACAGTCATTCGTGACTTTATTTTTCCAATCTTTATCATACGGATATCCCACTAGCCCTCTCAATCGTTACTCAAATACTCGTCCAAATACCGGACATCCAGTTCCCATTTCTCTCGCTTACTCCGTTCATGATACAAGGCAAACGCCTCGCTCACGTACTTCTCTGCAACCTGTCTGGAGACACCGTTTACCTTCATGAAGTGACGAAGGGCGATTTCTCCTCTTCCACGAATACCAGCAAGGCCGATATGTTTTACTTCGTGACATGATGGGCAGAGCGCGATAAGACCTTTCAGCGTGATCTTACCATTACCAAAGTCCCAGATTTCGTGACACTCGACAGGGTGTTTATTCCCTTTACCACCACAAATCTCACATCTGTAGTTTGCTTTGGCATAGCATTTCTTTCTTACGACATCCCATTGGGATTTAGTGAGGTGAGAGCGTAAGTTAGTAAACCAAGCTGTTTTCGGAACCAGTTCAATCTCTAATTTCAATTCACCTCCACGAAGCTGCGATAACGACATCAATTGCTCTTTCCCAGCATTCACCGAGAAGGTTTAATCCTTGCCAGTTGGCAGGATCATCAATGCGTGTATCATATTCATTCATTTTAACTCCCCAGATTGCGTCATATGGGGATGCCTCTACAAAGCGACGACCAGCATCTCTGTGGGTCAGTGCTGCCTCAAGGATGGATCGATTCGCCTTCATTTTCAGAACAAGACCGTTTGTTACAATGTCCATCCGGTTTTCTTCCCAGACACTATTGTCAAAGTCCCTGACTTTACGGCCCAGCGCTTTTGCCTCGTTTGGATTGTTAACCGTGGCAATACGTGCAGCAATCTCTTTATCATCAAAGAGCATTGCTTTCTGGAACATCATAAAGTGCTCAACCGTGAAGAATTCATAGCCACCACAACGGATAGGGATTACCTGACGGAAGTGGTTGCTGAACATATCACGGTAAGTGAAGAAGAAAACATGCTGATCAGTTATTCTCATTGGTTTTCCTCTTAGTGGAAAGTCTTTTTGGAAGGGCATGAACCAGCACCTTCTTTCACAACTGACTCTGTGCGATTACCATCGCTATAGATGCAGACTTTGGAGCTTCCATCAGTGTATTCATCCACCAAAGAAAGTGTGTTGACTGTGGCGAATGCCTGGGAAGAGAGCAGCACTGCTGCTAAAAGGATTGTTGTGCGGATCATTTTGTATCTCCTTTGTTAAGTCGAGACCCGATGATAATACACCACCGGGCCTTTTGTCAACTCTTATTTACCTGCTGGCAGGGTAACGAATGGGGTCTGAGAACCGCTGGTCATGTAGACTGGGGTCACACCGTTCCACTTGTTAATCGCTTCCAGTTGCATAATCTCTGGGTTTTTGCGGAGAGAATCACCACGAAGTTGGATGGATTCTGCTTCACCTTTTGCCAGTGCTACTTTAGCATCGGCTTCACCCTGAGCTTGCAGTCGCTTAGATTCAGCTTCACCGCGAGCGGCTTCGATCTGTTTCTGAGCTTCAGCTTTGGTCTGCTGGATTTCGTTTTCACGCAGCAGCGCTTTCTGAGTCGCTTCGATCTTTGCGTTGATGGACGCTGTTACCTGTGGTGGGTAACCGAGATCATCAGTGTAAGACAGTTTGACGATCACAATACCAACTGGGTCAAGCTTTGTCTTCAGAGTTTTCGTCACACGATCCAGAAGCTGAGATTTACCATCGCCAGCCAGCGTACCGATATCCATCGTACCCGCTTCTTTGATCAGTGCATCAGAGATGTTCTGACGAATGTTCACATCAGTGATTTCCTGGACACCTTTACGGTAAGTCTGGAAGATCTTGGTGACCTTGGAGCGGTCAACGTAATATTCAACACCGATCTTCGCAGTAACCGTCATGGAGTCTTTGGTCTGGAAGTTGAACGGCTGTTCGTAGTTGTTCAACTGGTTAAATGTCGGGAACTGATAGATTTCTTCGTTCCATGTCAGCCAATATTTACCAACACCGACTTCCTGTTGCTGAACACCCTTCTCATCGCCGTATAGGTCAACCTTGACACCAACGTAACCTGCCGGGACAGTTGCACGTTCACAACCTGTCAGGCCAATTGCACCCAGAGCGATCAGGCCAGCGAAAACTACACGTTTGATATTCTTAAGCATTGGTTTGGTTCTCCTCTTTGATTTTGTATTCAGTTTTTACAGTTTGGTCAACGTGATCGTCAACAATTTTCGCTACCAAGGCAGCGGCAGACTTATTTCTGGACCTGGCCAGATGCTGCAACTTTTCCCAGGTAGATGCTTTAAGATTTAGTAGCATCTAAGCCTCCACGTTTAAAGAAAACTTTACGGACCCAATACCACACAACCGCCGGGGCTGAGAACACCAGGGCGAAACCGCCGATAACGCCCAGTGTATCTTTAGCAGAAACTAAAGTTGGTACTGCGAACCCGAAGATGAAGCAAAGGAAAACAAATAAGCCAACACCGTTCAGGTAATATTTCATTATTCGGCACCTTCTTCGCCGTCATCAGCTTCGGTTTGTGCGACATTCGGAGTTCCACGACCAAACAGGATATCAGCTTCGGTCATCTGCTCAACCTGTTCTTCCAGGTCTTTACGCTTTTTGCCAGCTTGGTACTGACGGTCAAACTCTGCTGCTACCAGCGTTTTGATGAACTTAGGATCGTAGTTGTGGCTGTCCTTTTCTACCGCAACAATATCCTTGAACTGGCTCGCCGCATCTTTCTGGGCGATCTTCGCATCAACACCTTCCTGAATTACTTTCTTCAGGCGATTACGCTCTGCTGGGTCAGAAGGCAGGGTGTTTTTCAGTTCTACTTTGATTTTAGGCATACGTGGCATAGTTTTGTTTCTCCTCTGTTTGTTTAGTCTGTTCAGTATAGCTGCTTAATTCTTTTTGTCAAACACTTTTAATCAATGCCGACAATCTTTCCACCGGAGCGCTCAATCTGAGCTACATACGCTGCGAGCGTACCAAGAGTACATTCGTAGGCATACTTCTTAGCACCACCCCAGCGACGTTTCATGGTAAATCTGATCAGGTATCGGGTGCTTGGGCCACGACTAACAATTCTGATTCCAAGGCGATTAGCGAGTTCGATAATCTCAGGATAATCAATAATTTCTTCCACTGCGTTCTCCTCTTTGTCTTGATGGGGTCATTATACAGACCCCTTATTCATTGTCAAGCGATAATTTTCGGATTTTCGAAAGTGCTCGGCTTCATGATCTTGCCATTGTTATCGAAGAACACAAGGCGAGGATCTGTCGAGCTAGGGTCTTTGGCATTATACACCTTATGGCATCGAACACCAGAGTAACGACCATTCGATCTGTCCTCAATTGCTTTGCATTCCAGACGAAGGGCTTCATTATGATCTTTATCAGGCCAAAGGGCAAGAACATCCTGAAGATACGGATACTTAGTATCGTTAGAACGTAAAACCTGCTTCATGTTGTAGTCAAGATTAATATCAAGACGATAGCACAACGCAGTCACCAGCTTCAGCACATAAACAGGATCTTGCATGTTGCCATACAGGTTGTGTTCAAGATCACCAATGGTAAACGTCAATGTTGGTGAAGGAATACAAGCCTCACGAAGATACTCAGGGCTTTTCAACTGACAAGCATATGAGGCCACAACAAAGAGATCACAGGCAGCATCAACAGTTTCAATGCGGTCTCCAACACGGAGTGCATCAACAAGTTCGTTGAATTCTTCGCGAATAAAACCCCATTGCAGATCGAATGGTGTTGCTACATTGTTCCGAGCACGATATGCAACATGGTTCCATTCAATCACATGCTCCGCGTATGCGTACAGATCTGATGGTTTTGTCATCGCTAAAAGTGTTTCGTAAACCTTACTCATTGATTCTCCTTAATTAATTGCATCTGTCGCGTGATCACCTTCCGGTTGGTCACGAATAATTCTTAATGGCAAAAGAGCACCGTTCTTAGCTACAAACAGGCATTTGTCGCCATATGTCCCATTCTTGTACCAAGAATAAGAAGTGTTAACCTTGTAGGCCATGCCGTCGAATTGACAGGTCATGGTGTTCCACAACGGTTTGGTAAGGGCCAGCGTTACCAGGCCCAACACAACAGCCCAAATCAACAGCAGACGTTTCACCTTTCCCTGAATCCAGTCAATGAAATCGTCAAGCTTGTCTTTCCGGAAACGGTAGGCGATATAAATACCGCCCCCGGTTACCAGTGTTGCTCCAAAGAGCGCCAGCCAATACCAGATCATTATGCACGTACCTCTGTTACCTTCACGGTTGCTTCACCGCGAAGTTGAATGTTGGAACCATCGTCGAGAGTGAGAATGATATCATCACCACTGATTTTGTGGCCTTTAACGATATAATCTTTGCCCCACATCTCTACCTTATCACCCATCACGACATTTTTGGCCTTGTAATCACCCGGCAGGCGATCTTCATCGCTAACCGCTTCATAAAGGTCGCTAAATGCCTGTGGAGACATTGCTGTGAACTGGTCGCCCACTTTCACAATGTAATCGCCTGGAAACGCCTGAACGCCGTTAACGTCCATATTTCGGATATCCCGTGTATGGATCTCAGAATCTTTCCATACCCCGGTCTCGATCCATTTCGTCACTTGACCAACCCCGGTGCTAGACCCGTTGAATACGTGTGCTTCAACCTCTTGAGGTTTACGACTATAGAATCCCATTAGTATACTGGCTCCCATGTTAATGTGTTAAGTTCACGTACACTCTGTCCCACTGGGAACTGAGGTACACCATCATCAGTGCGCGACTGGAATGTAAAGTTGATGAAACCACCAACCAGCAACAACATCTTCGCCTGAGAACGTTCTGCGTGTGTGCCTTTCATTTTACAGTTGAATCGTGTTCCGTCCTGTTCTTCACAAAGCAGAACACCCTCACCATTTTTATCCTCTACAGAATCAAGGACTTTGGCCTCACCGTCCTGGAACAGCTTCCATTTCTGGAGATCAGAAGATCGTTGTCCGAACTCATATACACCTTTGAAGTTTCGGATGATCGATCCTTCAAAACCCTGCTCCATGTATTTACCGATAGACCACTTAACTTCTCTCTCAGAAGTGACAACAATACCAGCGATAACTTTTACCAATGGAACGTTGAGTTCGCACTCGACAGCATCAGTAACCTCCAGAAGGTCTTGGTGTCTGGTCTTATCGTGTTCATAAGAATACCAAGGACTCTGTGCATTCACCGGAATGTCAAAGATATGATACTCAAGGTCAAGACTCGAATAACCGCTATAACGATCAACATCCTTCACAGGTTTATACGTTGAAACAGCCCACACGTTGCCGTCAAAGTCTTTCCAGAGATGTTCACCTGCTTCAACAGCCTTGTTGTAACGCTTGATATCAGCTTGATAATCCTTTTCGATCTCGGCTTCAATCTGTTCAGGTGTACGCCACTTCTTAGCAAGAGCAACAATCTTCTGTAGGCTCAGACCATGAATATACAGTTCACCATCGAACTTGTCAAACCCGGAATGCTCTGCAAGTTCCTTAACTTGCTGTAACAGAGCGCCCTGTACAGGATATGTCTTGTTACCACGGCTATTAAACACAGGAATGCCATTCTTGTCAAGCGTGACAAGAGCACGAACACCATCCAGCTTTGGCTGCACATAGGCAGGATAAACGATAGCTGAAGATCGTTTGATCGCATCATGCGCCAGCATAGGAGAGAAGTTCTCTTCCGTCTGCAACTCTTCCTTAGTCTCACGATAACCTAAACGGACTTGCTTTTCCCATTTGGATCTTGCTTCAAGAACCGCTTGGAATACGGCAGTAGTCTCATTGGAACGACCAACATTTTTCATTTCACATTTGGTGCGTTTTTGCTGAATCTTTCCGTTCTCCTTGCCGAAAGAAACGACAACCTCATCACCTTCTGTGGTTACATTCCAAACTTGGTACGATCCGTCTTTGTTAAGAGCGTACAGTGTTGGTGTGTCTAAACTAATTGACATTATTTCTCCTTCTTCTGTAATGAGGTTTTACCTTCAAGATGATCCTCAACCATTTTGATGAAGCCGGGGTTGCTGAAAGCATCAACAGCACCTGTTCGATAAACGATAACACCCACATCTTCATACATCAACTGTTCATCATAGCGAACGCCTGGGTTAACAACCACAACCTTTGTTCCTCGCATGACAGCAGGGAAAAGTTCCCAGTTGAAGTTGATCACTGTGTTTGAACAGCCAACCACAATTACCATATCTTCAGATGTCAAGCTATCCAAGGTTGAGTATAGCTGCCCGTATGCAGGCGCAGTTTCACCAAAAAAGATAACGTTAGGCTTACACCATCCATAATCATCTGGGTCAATCTGCTCGTAACCAACATCAATGATCTTCTTATGTGACCCAGCCTCGGTCTCAATGACCAACTCTTTCAGATAACCATGAATATAAAGCGTATCTTCTTTAGGAACACCTGCACGTTCCAACAGATCATCAACGTTAGTTGTCAAGTTAATAACCTGGCCCGGATAGTTTTTATACCACTCTGCCACACGCATATGTGCAGCGTTAGGATGCACAGTTTGCAGTTCTGCACGACGCTTGTTATAAAAAGTATGCGTCTTGTGGTAAAAATTACCACGGAAGGCATGAATGTTGCAGACCTCTTCAAGGTCATACTCATCCCACAAGGCCTTACCGGAGTCGGTGTCAGTACGGAATGTACGAACACCGCTCTCAGCAGAGAAACCAGCACCACTAATTACATATAAACGCCTCATGGATTAACCACCTCGCTAATAGCCCTCATTGCCCCATTATGGCCTTGGCAACGCTCATCAATACCCTTCATGTAGCAAATTTTACTTGCAACACGATAGTTAGCGAACTGCCAAGCCTGCCATGCTGCTGTTTTTGCAGCGGGTTCTTCCCACGGGTGGGCGAGAGAGTTCCACCACTTTTCGAACTCAATCCACTGCATGTTTTCTTTGTTCATTATTCCTCACTGTAATTTCAATGAGTTGCGCAGACGACGCTCTTGAGCATCACGGGTTTCCTGCGGAACGCTGTGAATAGAATCATTGCCATGACGGTTCTCGACCACTAGGCTAATGACGCGATACCCATACTCCTCAGCCAACTCAAGGTATGGTTTCAGTTCTTTTTCACTGGTTGATGTGTTGGACACAATGATCTTACTGGAATTGCCAAAACCATTGAAGTCATTTTCCATCCACTCGCGAACCTGTTCTTGACACCATGCGTGTGACGCCTGAATGTTATCAGGCTTCCAGTCATAAACACCATCTTCCGTATAGTGGAATTTATCTGCTTCACAGACAGGCCACAAACCATCTGCCAGCAGATCTGCAACTGTTGACTTACCAGCACCAGACACACCACGCAAGATAATCAGAGTCTTTTCCATCTCTTCTCCTCAGTAATTGTTTCTCAGGATGGTCACACCATACCGAGCCATGCTCTCTTTTGCAAGCATAAATTTGTGTCCTGCCGATGGATTAGATGTATGCACGAACAGCTTAACCGGACCAAACAACATCTTACCAAAGACGATCTTTTCCTCAAGATTAAGGAAGCACCAATACCCATCATGGTCTGAGTTCTCACCAAGATCGTTATCGAAGTGCCACTCGGTGACACGACGATATGGTTTACTACGATCTTCGAGGAACTCCATGAACTCTTCAGAGTTCTTTAACCACAAGGCATCCGGATAACCATAATCTTTTGGATCACGAAGGTCATCCAACCAGATTATCATTTCTCACCCTTATCTTTGTGTGGGTAGATTGAACACCCCACGCCGTAACAACCAAGCATGGCAATGATGAAGAGAATCCCACCAAAAATAACCTGACCGCCAAGAGTTTCGATGACCCAGTTCATAAAGATTATTAGCAAAGTCATGAAAGCGAATACAGATAAACCTATGATAAGTCTGGTAATTACCGCAACGGCGCGGTCGCATTTGTTCTTAAGTGACATAAGTGTCATTTACGATCCTCGAAGTATTTTTCAATAATCATACGGCGATACTGAGAGTCCTTAGCCGCCCACTCTTCTTTTTCGTAAGCCCAGCGAAGCCAATCAAGGAGTTCGTAGAACTCTTCGTCGATACGCTTCTTAGCTTCTTTAGGGTTGTCCCAGATCATGTCCCACTTGTTCTGGCTACCACGCATCAGGAACTTCTTCGCCAGGTAATGTGGTGACTTGATTTTAAGCAACAACTCATTGGTATCAACATCACGCACAACAAACCCTTCATGATTAACCGACTGAGAGGCCTTAACAACATCGCTGAAGAGCATATTGTCCCAGCCAGCACGTTTCCAGCCATATCGATCTGCAACCCTATCAAGGTCCCATTCTGGGAGCATACCACCACTCAAGTGGACACGACAACCGATCAGGTAAGCCCCAGCTTCTTCTCCAACAATGTGTGGGTCACTATCATCGCAGATTTCGAAGATAAGTGTGCATGGACCAGCATTTTTCACGAAATAATCCAGCATTCCGTCAGGCATTGCAGCGGTGATCTTGTCTTTTGCCATTTGTGCAAATTCAGAATCAAGTGTTCCAGTTGTAGATACAATCACCTCGCCTTTGTAAACGCTCATCGCTGCCATAAAGCCATTAACTTTACGTGGAACACACACTAACTGATCTTGTGGAACATCGGTGTTATTCTCGAAGCGGTTGAAAATCTTCGTGAAAGGCCAGATAACAACGTTGTCCTCTGCATCAACAACCATGCCACGACACTCAAGAAGACGTGCGTCTGTGTGCCACAGGTTGTCCCAGAACACATTGTTCTTATATTTCAGAACGGAAAGACCCGCGAACGGGCCTTCGGTATAAGTCTTTTTGGTTACCAGTTTTTTAGCGACCAGATCGTCTACGTTGAATTTCATTTTCTCTCCTCAATCTGAGACTTTTCAGTATTTTAAGCACTTCTTTTTGTGCTAGTTTCATTTCTTGGTAATCATCATAAATGCTCAGGTCCAGCATGTCAACGTAATCTTCAAGCTCTGAGATTAAAAATGCGACATTACCCAACTGATCAAGATCTTTTTTCATAGCCTTCCGCTTGGTAATATGCTGTATTATAAGGTGTTTCTACGCTGAAACTAATCTGGCAAAGCTCTTGGGCTAGGAATGAACCAAGTTCAACAGCCATATCAAGGATTTCGTGCTCAGGACGCTCAAAGCGGGGGTATTGCATGATCCTAACAGTCATTCCATCCTCAACACCACCAGTATACACGTAGGTACACGGAGAGATCTGCACACAAGCACCCTTCATCACCCACTGACGGCACAGGTTTTCAGCCTGATTGTAGTTGCCAGCGATGTGAATTGTTGCATAGAAAGACTTAGAAGTCTTCTTTGGTAAAAAATTACGAGGCTTATTGTGCATATTATTCTCCATGATCAGCAGTGTAAATTGGTTTAGCAAGGCACATCAGAACAGCTTCACACATCGTTAAAGGACGACCATGCACATCCCAACCCACATCCAAAATACGCCCACCAGGGGCCGTATAGGAGCCGTGGCTGTGACCGTGCAGCATTACCGACCCGTGATGTGCCTTATTCCATGATGCAAACGGATAGTGGGACATACACACCTTCACCTTTTCTTTCCCGGTGCTGAACTCAATTTCCTTATAGTCCACGACTTCATGACCAAACTCACGGAAGATACGCTTTGTCTGATGGTTGTCATGATTACCACCAACCAGAATGATCTTCCCATTGATACGGCTCAAAATATCACGAACCTTTGGCTCAACGTGCTTACCATAGGCAATAACGAAATCACCCAGGTGTGCCACCACATCGTCAGGCTTGACGTGTTTGTTCCACGTCTTAACCATGTCATCGTTCATTTTGACAACGGAGGCTGAGTCTTCTTTCGGGCCATACAGGTTCTTACGGAACTTATCGCACGATGGGAAACCAAGGATATTGGTGTGCCACCAGTGGGTATCTGACGTAACGTGGTCGATCATTTTATTTTCCTTTAACATTTGCAGAAAAATCCCCAGCTTTCGCAGTCATAGCAGTAGTAATCTTCATGACTTTTGTCCATTGAAACAATCTTGAAAATTTTCATTTTTTCTTCCTTTTTGTTGTTTTCTTGTAGAGGCCTAAGGCCGCATTTTCTTTAGCACAGGTGAGGACCCTTTCGATCTTACGACGATCAACCTCCGGCATATTAAGCTCCCACCAACCCATCCAGTAGATCTGGTCTTTGGTGAGTGGTTCTGCTTCAGGATCTGCCTCTTGATCATGAAGACGTTGTATAGCTTCCTTGATCACACCAACATCGGTTGTGAACACAAACGCTTCTGTATCGAACTTGTCCTTAACAGGCTTCTTAATATCTTTTTTCATTTTATCTCCGTTGCCGGGTAAGCATAGAGGATTCCGTCACGAATGTTACGGTTGTGCTGCCACACAATCAGCTTCATGCACACCAAATTAACTACATGACGATCACCATGAATGTAGACACTGGAGTCCATCCATGTCTTACCCCAGTCAACCCGACTGTCGAGATACAGCTTAACACCATATCGTTTCTCCGCTGCACTCATAATCTCCAAGAGGGCTTCATAAGCCTCTTTGTAGATTGAGTTATCGCAGGTAATGCTCTTCATATCCAAATTAACCCTCCACAATGGCCCTCAGAGCCTCTGAGCGGCCCTGTATTGAATTAAACAGGTGTAGGGAACCCAAGTGTAACACCACACCATTAAAACCTCTTACAACGCTTCTCAGAGCGTTATACGAATCTCACTGAGATCCACCACACAATTATTACTCTCGATATGTTCCACTGTCAAGTCCTTATACCACACCACAGTGACATTTCTTCGTCTTAGACGACTACGTAATGACGTGAGGTAGTCTCCGAACACTTCCTGTTCAGACTTGCCATCTGGTAAAACTACACACACATTTTGTTCTTTCATTGATTCATGAAACACATCACGAATCAACATGAGCCTTGACTTCTCCTCGTCAGTCTGTTCAGCTTTACGACGAGGTTTACCACACACCATATCACCAATATCTTTTGCTTGTTTACTTGACAACATTACAATCTCCTTTAACAATACGAGCATTCTACATGAACAAAATCTGAAGTCAACCCCTTGACAGCACATTCCTGTTCATTCATACTGCGGTTCATCAAGTGAACGACTCTTTGATAGTAGAATATATAGATCATACTAAAAGATCTTGTTTTTAGATCTTATGTTTTATTGTTTTTATAAAAGAGTATTGTTTTATTTATTTTATATAGTATTTATTTCTGTTATCAATTTGAGACTAGGCTTAGTATCAATTTGAGTATAGGCTATGGAGGAGAGACATGGGGTACATCGCGTCAGGTAAGCACATCTACGGTAACTTCGAACTGAAGTTGCTGTCGGTGACCTGCGCCTCGTCCAACGACAAGATTGTGTATCTCTACATGCGACATCAGTATCATTACTTCAAGTCTCTCAGGAAAACGTATCATGAGTCGCTTGATAGTATTGCTGATGCCACAGGATTATCGAGGGCAACCGTTGCCAGGTGTGTGAGCAACCTTGAAAAGATAAAGTGGTTGACAAAGGACACAACACGCACCAATATGGGCCACAACAAAACGATTTACGAAATTCACAATTGGACAGAGGAGAAATAAAATGAGTATTGAATTACGTTTGAACAAACTGGTTGTTCCTGTAGACCACTTCACTTTTAAGGGTGGTGAGGAACAGGTAAAAATTGACCTAAAACACGCACCGAAAGGCGGTATCGGTTTCGTAGATATCACTGCCAAAATCAAAAATTCAACTGATGTCATGGCACTGGCTATGTTGGTTGATGCGTGTTCCCGTCTGGAAGGATTGCATAACCACGCAGAGTTCACCCTGCACCTTCCATACATCCCGTATGCACGACAAGATCGTGTAATGAACCCTGGTGAAGCGTTATCCATTAAGGTTTTCGCAAACATCGTAAACTCACTCGGCTTTGACACGGTTATCGTTGATGACCCGCACAGCGATGTCTCTGCTGCACTGCTCAATAACGTCCGTATCCGTGGTCAGGATGTTCTTATTTCCGAGATGAAAGATCTTGGCAACTCCACATTGCATAGCAACTCTTTGGTTGTGGTAGCACCTGATGCGGGTGCTCGCAAGAAAGCCCATAAGGTTGCTGACCGATTCAGTCTTCCTCTTGTTGAGGCTGGTAAAGTACGTGATTTGCAGACCAACGAAATCACTGGTACTGCGGTGTTCGGAGATGTAGAAGGTAAAGTGTGTATGATTGTTGATGATATCTGCGACGGGGGTCGTACATTCATCGCTCTTGCACAAGCCCTGAAAGAAAATGGTGCAAAACGTGTTATTCTGTACGTTACTCACGGTATCTTTTCTTTCGGTAAACAGGTCATCCTCGATGGTGGGGTTGATGAAATCTATGCGTATCATGACTGGACGGAGAATTTTTAATGACTGAATCAACAAGTTTTATTTTTGTTGTCGATACAGATTCCTATGCTGGTAATTTTGAGCGTGACATGTGCGCTCATATCACCGGGCAGATTGGTGAATGTGGTGTTGGTGCAGAGTACCGCACCGATATTGAAGACCTGAAAGAAGACCATTACGATTTTGATCTCGAAAAAATCTGTGGATGGTTAGAAAATAATGTTCTCCAGGTTCCAGATGAACACGCCTGCTATCGCCCATGTGCGATTTACCCAACTCCGGGGCGCACAAACAACGGTGGTGGTGTGCATTCTGATGTTACGGCAAATAATCCCTTCAAGTGGCCTGCATACGAAAGTGTAGCTATCTACATCCGTGAAGAACCACCTGAAGATGTGGTACGTTTCATGGTCATCCGTGCTAACACTTTCTATATTCGTGCGACCAAGTGGTCACCAGCCAAAGAAATCAAGGTAAAAGGTTGCAGATTGGTTAAAGAAACGACAACTGTGAAAACAGAATCGAAATCTTTAGATTTTTCACTTGACATCTAAAACAAACGGGGTGTAGAATCACCCCATCAAAACACACAAAGGAGAAACAAAACATGCTTAATCAAGAAAGTCCTATCCTGTTTGCAGACTTTTACAAACCTTCACACATCTCCATGTATGATAAACGTTCTGAAATTGTTCAGGACAACATGACTCCGCGTAACGCGAAGCATTTCATTCACTTTGCTGATAATGACAAGCGTGTCATGTTCGCAGGCATCCAAGGTTTTATTAAGTGGTTCCTGATCGATATGTTCAACAATAACTTCTTCAATCTTCCGAAAGAAGAGGCTGTTGCTGATTATCGTGAGGTTTGCGATTCAAGTATCGGCATAGGTATGGTTGAAACATGGGGCTTTGAGGCGCTTCATGATCTTGGCTATCTTCCTCTTGAAATTCGTGCTCTTCCAGAGGGAACACTGTCCCCTGTTCAGGTCCCGATGTTCACAATCCAGAACACGCACCCTGATTTTTACTGGTTACCGAATTTCCTGGAAAGCGTGATTTCAGCAGAAACCTGGAAAACTATCACAACTGCAACTACCTTCTGGCAGTATCGTAAACTGTCTGAAGCATGGGCCGCTGAAACTTGTGATAACAATCTTCACGTTCCATTCCAGAATCACTGCTTCGCATATCGCGGTGAATCAGGTACTCACGATGCAGCACAGAGCGAGTTCGGTCAACTGATCAACTCAATGGGTACAGACACTATCCCTGCGATTCTGTATGCTCGCCGTTATTACAACATGAAAGGTAAGTTCGTTGCCGGGTCAATCCCAGCATCAGAACACAGTGTGGCAACAACCAACATCGGCTTCATCGTTGGTCGCCTGAAAACAGAACATCCTGATCTGTCTCTTGATGATCTGCGTTTCCTGGCTGAAGTTGAATTCTTGAAACGCTACATCACGGAAATTTTCCCGAAAGGTTTTGTTTCCTACGTAGCAGATAGTTATGACTTCTGGGCGATTATCACTCGTGCAGCGCTGATTCTGAAAGAAGATATCATGGCTCGTGACGGTCGTGTTGTATTCCGTCCTGACTCAGGTATTCCAGAGCACATCATTGCTGGTTACCGTAGCCTTGGCGAATTCGATGACTGGTCAGACGCACATACTGCGTTGCAGGAAGACTCGAATTCAGAAGTCGCTAAGATTGAGGGCAAATACTACCGAATTCTTGTAGACGATGAAGATAATGCTTTCTTCGACTTCCAACCTTCAGGACTGGAAGACCACGAAGTTAAGGGGGCAATTCAGTGTCTGTGGGAAATCTTTGGTGGTGAGATTAACTCCAAAGGTTACAAGGTTCTTGATTCGCATGTTGGACTGATCTACGGTGACTCAATTACCGTTGCTCGTGCAAAAGACATCTTTGAACGCCTGAAAGATAAAGGTTTTGCATCCAGCAATATCGTGTTTGGTGTTGGTTCCTTCACCACCCAGTACACAACCCGTGATTCACTGGGTATGGCTGTGAAAGCAACTGGTGCTGTGATCGATGGTCAGCAAATCATGGTTGTCAAAGAGCCTAAGACAGACCTCGGTAAGAAATCTGCAAAAGGTTTCCTGAAAGTTGTTCGCAATATGTTTGGTCAGTTAGAACTGATTGACAATTGCCAACTGGAAGAGGTACAGTCTGGAGATAACGAACTGCGTCGTGTGTTCTACAACGGCAAGTTGATTGTCGATGAAGATCTGACAACGATTCGTGAACGAGCAGCCGCTCAACTGTAAGATACAAACCCGACCTCTTGGTCGGGTTCTTATTTGAGGTTTTCATGAAAAAGATTATTGTTCCTTTAGCTCTCATTGTTAGTTGTGCTTTGTTTCTTAATTTTGTCTTTGATAAAACTGTAGAAAGAAATTACAAGTTGAGAAAGGATACTTGTGATAATGTTAGACTTATGTTCCAAAGCGCAGTCTTTAACGATGTCTGTTATGTGGAGTTAAAACCAGGGGTATACGTGATTCATGGTATGCCTAATGGCAGAGACCCAGAAAAATTCTACACAAAAGAAGAGGTTTTTAATAATGGTTGAAAATCCATGTAAATGGCATGAAGTGCCAGTACGTGATTGCCTGACGTGCAACAATACACCAACAAACCCGTATTATATTAAGGAGCCTAAGATGTTTGGACCAGTAATGATGGAATGTAAAGTCTGCAAAGAAGAATTTGAGGCAGATCTCGAAGCCCACGGGCCGGGTGTTTGCATCATCTCTTTTGATTGTGGACATACAATGCACGCTACAAAAGGAGAAACCCGTTGGGTGAATACAAAAACTGGGAACGTAGACCTGGTTGAAACCGAAAAACAGATCAAGGAGTCAGATCTCAGTGCGTAATTACGTTGCAAAAAACGATTTTAACCGTGCTTCTATACACATAGACCAAAAGAAAGCGTGGGAGCCAGACATTCTTGACGGTCTTGAGGAGCATCTCCTTGAGATTGAGAATCCGAAAGAGGATGAAGAAGAGCTAACGCCGGAGCAAAAACTGGCTATAGCAGAGTATTCAAGGGGTGTCAAGGACTCTGGCATTGTTTGATTGACAAAAATAGTGACCACTGATAAGATCTAAGTTATCGAAACAACTCGATTTCTTAATTAACTAACGGTAGGTCATTATGTTTAAATTAAAACTTGTACACAAATCTGATAATGGAGAGTATATTGAACACGAATCACATCACGTCACCCTGGACGAAGCGACTGAAGAAGCTGATGATATCGCTTTTGCTACGACTGGCTACGGCATTGAAGCCTGGAAATATGTTGCATCCTTCGGAGAAGAAGGCGGCTTATACTATTTCTACCCCGTTGACGGTGATTCCACGATCAAGTACGCTCTCCGAATCTTCCGGACAGTCTAAAAACCGCAAGCAGCGCCGTGCTGAAGCGGCGATTACACGTTCAAAACGAAAAGGAGCAAAACGATGAAAGACGAATTTGACGGATTTATCGGTTATGGTGAAGGCATTCACCAAGCTGAAGACGTAGATGTTTTCGTTGGTTTCGGAGAGGGTATTTCCTCTGAGGAAAACTGGGGGTTTTAAAAATGGACCAGTTTATTGAGTTCTCTGAGAGAGACTGGCCCCATGAAAGCCTGCGTGGTATGTACCACCACCTGGCTTGCAAGCAATGTGGTAAGCAGTATATCGGGCCAAAAAGAGAGGTGTTCTGTTTTATTTGTGAAAAAGATAAAAAAGACATTGACAATAGAAAAGATAGTGCGTAGTATTCACCTCACCAAGACGAGATGGTTCTGTAGCTTAGTTGGTTAGAGCGCTTCCCTCATAAGGAAGAGGTCGCAGGTTCAATCCCTGCCAGAACTACCAAACAAGGAGAGACCATGAATAAGATTTATGATTTTTTCGGAATTGGTAAGCCCAAAAGCATGTCTTCAAACTGGGATTCCAGAATGGACTCATCTGTAGGGAATAGTAATTCTGTGTACGACCGTTACGATGTTTCACTCGGTCTTCATAAAGAAACGAAAAAAGATTCAAAAAACGATTGACAAAGGAAGTACGAAAGATTAGTATTACCAACGTCAACAAGACATTAGCAAATAGAGGAGAAATACAACATGGCTAAGAAAAACGCAACTAAGAAAGTTTCTGCAATCGACGCAATCAAACAGCCTTTCCAGTTTGAGTCGAAGTCAACGCAGACTCACTCTGCACCACACGATGTTCGTCTGGGCGGTGTAACCAAGACCGTTTCCATTCGTAAAAAGCGTCGTGATGAAGACGGCAACGTTGTATTCATCTGGGAATCCGTTTCCCGCGTTGAAGGTGGTCAGGTAATTTCTGCCTCACACCGTGTTCGCACTGGCAAGACCAAGCGTGAACGCGCTGGTAAAGCTAAAGACGCTAAGGTTGTTGAAGCCGTAGCGCCGAAAGGTAAGAAGAAGTAATAAAGCTTTACTGAACTGATGGTTTGTGTTGAAATGGCGCTGTCGAAAATTGTCGGCAGGGTCGTAGTAAACAGTCGCCCCAGTTCGGTAATTAATTCCTCCGGCATGGGGATAGACGAAGCTGGCTGCGGCGATGCGTCTTAAAATAAAGGGCTGCGGCAACCGTGACGATTCCGTGCAACGTCTTGAAAAACACGGACCGAATTTACTGAGGGTATGATGGCAACAACGAAAATTTCTAATTGTAAGTATCACGGAGATACGGTTTATGTATTAAGGGCTGATGGTCGTTATCGTTGCAGAGCTTGCTCTGTTGATTCTGTAACATCACGGAGAAAGGCCCTTAAGAAAATGGCTGTTGACTATAAGGGTGGTAAGTGTTCTTCTTGTGGTTATGATAAGTGCATAGGTGCTCTTGAGTTCCATCACTTAGATCCTACGCAAAAAGATTTCCACTTGGGTGGTAAGTACCAAACTGCATCTTGGGATAAAATTAGGAAAGAGCTTGACAAGTGTGTACTACTTTGTGCAAACTGCCACAGGGAAGTTCATTACGATTAAGCCGAAGGTCGAAGGTTCGAATCCTTCATGCCCCACCATTTTTTGGAATGAGAGAGATACGGGTTCGACTCCCGTTCTTGCTGGCCCGGCTCGCGTAATGGCACAGGGCGATAGCTTAAATGGACGAAAGTGCTCTTGTTTCAAAAAAACTTCTTGACAATGAAATTTTTAAAGTGTAGTATCACAACTCAATTTTACGCAAAGGAGAACTTAATGTCTGATTCTAAAACTGTAATTTCTGTAACTGAACGCGCTACCAAAGCTGTTGCAACTGCTGCTACTGGCCTGAGTAAGGTCGTTGCTGACCTGCAATCTCTGGCTGAAGGTTCTGAGCGCATCAGTCAGGAAATTCAGTTCAAACAGCAGGAGCTTGGCAATATCGAAGCCCAGTTCAACGAAAAGCTGGCTGAAGAAAAATCTAAGCTGAAGATCAAGGTTCTTGAAAACGAAGACGGCGTACTGAACGCCCTGCTGAAGGCTCGTGGTCTTGTAGCTATCGAACCGGGTGTTGTTGATGGTCTGCGTCACGAATTGTCTGTCGCGATGGATAGTAACGAAGATGCGATCACCGCTGCCGTCGATGCTGCAAAACGTTCTGCCGCTATCGAACTGAACGCTGTTAAATCCAATCTGGAATCAGCCCACAAAGTTGCGATTGCCGAACTGAACGCCAATACCAAGGCAGATAAAGATCGTATCGCAATGCTGACCGAACAGCTTGAAGCTGCCCGTGCAGACCTGAAAGCAGAACGCGAAACCCGTCTGGAAATCGCTAAAGCTGATGCGAACCGCCAAGGTGTTGTAGTTAACACTGGTAAAAACTAATACCGCCGTGCCGACACGGATGTCGGCAAACATTTGAAGTACATTTAAAATTTAAAGTTCATTGAGAGGAGAATTATATGTCTACTAAGATTTCTGTAACCCGCGCTCTGGCAACTCTGACCAAGATCGAGGGCAAGATCGAAAAGCGTATCGACCAGTTGAACACTGTTCAGATCGCAAAAGGGACGGAAGATCACCGTTCGATCCCAGGTTCTCTGGTTAGCATTGCTGACTTCGAGACTTCTGCTAAGGCAGACTTCCAAGGCCTGAAAGACCTGCTGGCAGTACGTGATGAACTGAAGGCGAAAGTTGTTCAGTCCAACGCAGTAACTCTGGTCACCGTTGGTGGTAAAGAGATGACAGTTGCTCAGGCAATTGAAGGCAAGCGCACAGTTGCTTACAAAGAACTGCTCCTGTCCAAGCTGAAAGCGCAGTACAACTTCGCTCAGAAGCGCCTTGATAAAGAAGTCGCTGACTTCGAAACCAAGCTGGAACAGGCCCGTGCTCCGTACATCAGTCGTGACAAAGCGCCTGATCCAGAGCAGATTAAGACGGTAGAAGGTCCGACCCGTCTGATGAGCACACCGTCTATCGTTGACCCACTGGGTCTGGCAGACGTAATCCGAAATCTGGAAACAGAGATCGAAGACTTCAAATCCAACGTTGACTTTGTGTTGTCCGAGTCCAACGCACGGACTGAAGTAGAGATTGAGGGATCAATCTAAAATAACTTGATGAATTATGAAAAACATCTTGTAATTCCTCTCGTTAACTGATAAAGTTTCAAAATGCTGTTTTTGGTTAGCGAAGTTGGAAACATCTTGCCTCTACCGAGGCCGGAGGTTAAACTGCCTCGAACTTAATCATATAGGATGATACTTAACGTATGTTTCCGCAGACCACAACTCTGCCGAAATTATCGAATCGCGAATTCGAAAGACTTCAAAGTTCAACATTCAAAGATTAAAGTTCAAAGCTTAATGTTTAAACTTGAAACTTCTAAACCACAAAGCTAAAATTTCGTTGATTATTAAAATCCTGGGTCAAAGGTCCTTAGCTCACAAGATATGGCTAACCACACCTCCGGGCAGTTAATCGGAAACAGCATTCTTGCTCCTAAAGCATAAGTGGCGATGCAGCGGCCTTGTAAGCCGAGGAAGTGGGTTCGATTCCTACTGGGAGCACCAAACAATTCGTTGATAGCCTTAGCGGTAAAGGCCCCCTCTGCGCAAGGGGTTCAGTGGTTCGAATCCACTTCAGCGAGCCAATGCAGGGTAGGCGGTTTGTCAACCGCGAGGTCCATCCAGACCTGAAAATAGCTCTCGGCTTGGAGTGGAGAGTGAATACATAGGTGGTTAGATTCCACCACCCTGCTCCAAAACATATTTTAAAGTGCATTAGCTCAGATTATTTGATTCACGGACTGATCATCTGTGAGGAGAATGAGCCTAACTGAATGGAGTTTCAACGACAAAGGCCACGTTGTTGTAACAGAAGTTCTAAGGTCGTAGAGCGCTGTTCGCGGAGAACAGAGGTCGGTGGAGTCACCATGCAGCTTAAAATATGTTTGCGCTCTTGGTCCAATCTGGTAGAGGCATGGGTGTTAAGCTCCCAGGGTTCCCGGTTCGAGTCCGGGAGGGCGCACCAGAACGGGGTATAGTCTAGAGGATAGGCAGGAGTCTTCTAAACTCCTTTACGTAGGTTCGAATCCTACTACCTCGACCACTTATGCGCGGTTGCTGGAGTGGCAACAGCTTCGGCTGCAAACCGAATGTCAGGTGTTCGATTCACCTACCGTGCTCCAAGTTGTTGATATTTTTTGCTATAAATGATAAAATAACCCTTGACAGAGATATTGAACTCTGATAACATTAATAAGTGGGGTTAATTATGGCAACAAAACAAGCACTTACCAAGCGTCGTAGAGGTAAGGGTCGTCCTTTAAAAGAGGAGTCTAACGCAATTCAGCTTGAGAAGAACATTCTTGATCTGAAAACAAAGATGATTGCTATGATCCCTGATGCACATATGGTCCTTCGTGATCTTATGATGAACAAGGATACTAAAGACAACATCCGTGAGAATATTGCTCGTTTCGTTATTGAGGAAGGTAAGCAAATGCTTTCTGATTACTTCGATGAAGAGAACGAAAATGAAGAAGAAACAAAGAACGTCGATGATGGTTCCGGAAAGGGCGCTGATAAACCAGTAGCAAAACCTTTCTCAACTGACATCGTACAGTTCAAACAAGGTTAATTGGGGCGGTTCCCGGAGCGGCAAACGGGCGGGATTGTAAATCCCTTGGCATCGCGTCCTTCGTAGGTTCGAGTCCTACTCGCCCCACCAATTAACGGGAGTATAGCTCAGTGGTAGAGCAAACGGTCGATAACCGTTAGGTCGCTGGTTCAAGCCCAGCTACTCCCACCAAACAAAGCGTTATTAGTGCAGTGGTCCAGCATCCCGTCCTTCCAAGTCGGTGACATCGGTTCGAATCCGATATAACGCTCCAATTAATGCTCCTATCGGCTAACGGTCAGGCCGCCAGACTTTCAATCTGGAAATCCGAGTTCGATTCTCGGTAGGAGTACCAAATTTGTAGGGACTTAGCACAATTGGCTAGTGCAGCGGATTCCAAATCCGCAGGTTCTGGGTTCGAATCCCAGGGTCCCTGCCAAATTATTTAGCTCTGTAGCAGGTAAATCGGGCCTGATACCTCTAAGTAGTGGTTGCAAACGCGAATGGGGTTTGAAGTGAGCGGTTACCACGTTCGACTCGTGGCGCTTCATTCTGTTGCAGAGCTAAGTGATTTTTAGGAGGATGGTGTAATTGGTTAGCACACGGGGCTTTGATCTCCGGAGTTAGGGTTCGAGTCCTTATCTTCCTGCCAAATTTGAGTGTTTTTGGGTTGAATGATGGATCAGCTATGCTGTGATGGCTTCAACAGGAGAACACTCATGTGTGGCTATATCATAACTGGATAATGACACTGCATGTGAGGCAGTTCTATGTCGGTTCGAGTCCGACTAGCCACCCCAATTTGCAGATACGAGTTAACCTCTAACTTCCCCCATGTTTCATGGGTTCTAGTCCAGGATAACTTTTGTACGTATCTGCCGCGAATTGGTGGAATGGTCGAGCGGTTAAAGACAGCACCTTGGAAAGGTGTCGGCCCCTTCACAGGGGTCCGTAGGTTCGAATCCTACTTCCACCGCCACTTTGAGGAGATGATATGCAAAAACTTTTGCGTTGTAAGAAGGTGTTTGGTCGTTGCAAGATTCATGGTAGTAACTGTGGTGTTGCAGACGAGATCCAATCAATCCCTATAACTCGTGCGAAAGAGAAAGCAGATCTTCGCAAAGAAATTAAAGAACAATTGGAAGATTAACCCTAACGGTAAGGGATCTCTTTGCTAAAGAGACAGTAGCCCCTGAAAAGGGGTGTGTCAGTTCAAGTCTGACATCTTCCTCCGGAGAGCAGGCTGCATGGTGCAGACTCCGGTTTGAACCCGGTCCCATCGTAGCGATACGGTGACAGTTCGATTCTGTTGCTCTCCTCCAAATATGGGTTGGTAGCCAAGCGGCGACGTATGTCTAAGGCACTCGACTTTTAATCGAGGGATCGTTGGGTTCGAATCCCACCCGACCCACCATACAACGGGACGATAGTTTAATGAGGCTGGAAATGCGACGGCAACCAGCGGAGCAGAATGACGGGCATCCAGGACCGTAGGTGAGGTGCAAACCCTCAGATCCCGCCAAATTGAAATAAGTTAAAATAATTCTTGCAAAAGGTTGTTTTCACTGATAAAGTAATTACATGGTTCTTTGACCGAGAGGCCGATGGTAGCAGGCTGTTAACCTGCCGGGAGCAATCCCCGACGAAGGTTCGAATCCTTCAGGAACCGCCAAATTTGGAGATATAGTTTAAACGGATAAAATACACCCCTGTCACGGGTATGTTCCGGGTTCGATGCCCGGTATCTCCGCCAAATTTGCAGAGTCGTACTAGCACTGGAAAGTCCTTCGGGATGTTGATACCTCTAGTTCTGCATTTAATTAGCTAGCCAGCAATACCAGTTGCAGTGTCTGGGACAATTAAAATTCTGCACCTTCGGAGCGTAGCGCAGTCTGGTCAGCGTGGGTGCCTTGGATGCACTGGGTCGCAGGTTCGAATCCTGCCGCTCCGACCAATTTTAAAGAGGTAAGTTAATGAAGCACTGCCCTCGATGCAAACAAGATAAGCCTTTTGAAATGTTCTACAAGAACAAATCTAAGAAAGACGGCTATCAAGGTTTTTGCAAGGAATGTAAAAAGAAGATTGATAATGACCAATACGCCAATAATCCAAAAAGGAAAATGGCTATCAATGAAAGGTCAGAAAGAATCAGGACATTCCACCGCCTTCTTATGAGAAGGTATAAAAGAATGAAAGGTTGCTTATTGTGTAATGAGAAAGAACCAGTTGCATTGGATCTGCATCATTTAGACCCTGAGCAAAAAGATATGTCTCCTGCTGAAATGGTATCTTTCAATTCTGAGAGATTTAAGGCAGAGATACGTAAGTGTGTGGTTCTGTGTGCCAATTGCCATAGAAAAGTACATGCAGGAATTTTGCGGATATAGCTTAATGGAATAGAGCTTCGTCATACGAAGGCGAAAGGTCGGGGTTCGAATCCCTGTATCTGCACCAAAATATGGGGAATGGGTCTGCTTGGAGTGGACACCTCGCTTGCACCGAGGATACCAGAAGAGTTCGAATCTCTTATTCTCCACCAAATTAAGGCTTGGATTTCTTCGGACCCAAGCGTACGGGCGATTGATGGAATTGGTATACGTGTCGGATTTAGATTCCGAATTTTGGGGGTTCGAGTCCCCTGTCGCCCACCACTTCTAATGCTTCCTTAGTTTAATGGTAGAACCCTGTCTTTACACGGCAGTTGCGGTAGTTCGATTCTACCAGGAAGTACCAATCTTATGGGGTTGTAACTCAGTTGGTAGAGTGCCTGCCTGAAGAGCAGATGGTCGGTGGTTCGAGTCCACCCGGCCCCACCAAATAATTGCGTGTTAGTGAAACGGATATATAGATCACGTTGGCCTCATAAGCCGAAAATTGTGGGTTCGACTCCCATCCACGCATCCAAAACAATGGGGTATCCAGGAGCAGTCCTGCACCGTAAGAGTCCCTCAGTAGGGAACACCCCACCATATTCTAATAATAATAAATATTCAATCTCCTCTCCTTTGCCTCGCCCCGCTCTTGCGGGGCTTTTCTTTTTCTGGTACACTCCAATGGTTAACTAAACCAAAGGAGAAAACCATGCTTCATATCTATCCAAAAGAAGACTTTCAACGTGAATTCAACATCCTCAACAGCCTGATCCCGAAAGGTGTGTATGAGATCCTTAAGCGGCTTGATGCCCGTGTTGCGGGTGGTACGCTGACATCACTTTTCTCTAACCGGGAAGTGAATGACCTTGATCTCTATTTCCCATCTTGGGAGAATCTTGAGGTTTTTCTGGCATACATGACTGATCGTGGACTCTTGGTTGGGGACAGCGATCTTACCCCAACTTCAAACAACTGGGGCAACTCCAAGCGTTCATTCGTATACTTCCTTGAGCTTGACAAGCCGGGTAGCCATAAAGACTACGTGAATACCTTGGTATGCGAAAGAAAAGAACGACCACCTACAGAGCTTTCAGCTAGCCAGCTTTCAAAGCTTTATTCTTTGCTTGAATCTCGTAACGGTAATGTTTTCAAGGCCATTCAAAAGGCCTCTGAAGACAGTAATCCAGATACCATCTACAATCTAGGGATGACTGATAAGAGCGTCATGTTCACCAATCAATCCTCTCCCGTTATGCAGGTGATCGCATTTGATGTTTTTGCTGATGCAGAGGCAATATTTAACAAGTTCGACTTTACGATCAACATGGGGTGCTTTAGCTTTGCTAGCGAGAAATGGGAGTTTGATAGCCGATTCCTTAAACACTTAGCTCAGAAAGTTCTGGTGATTAACCCAGGCACTGATTACCCCATTATCAGTATGCTACGCTCTGATAAGTATCGCGCCCGTGGCTACACGATCTCTCGTCGAGAAACAATGAAGCTTGGTATTGCAGCGTCAGGACTTAAAATCGAGTCGTGGGAAGATGCCAAGGCGCATCTGAGCGGGATGTATGGTACAAACGTTGAAGACTTATTCAATGAAACAAGACCATTTTCATTTGATCTGTTATTTGATAAACTAGATTCAGCAGGGGATTATCTGATCTCCTCTATCGCAACTGAATCCGAAAAAGGACAGTTCAGTAGATATCGTGGTTTGAAACCAGAGAACATCTTCACTATGTATCAACGGTTACGTATCAACACCGGGCGTCCACATTTCTCTAAACTGTGGGGTGTCTGTCCGGCAGAGAACTTCTATTTGATGCAGGCCAACAACCCGCAACAGGCCGTTGGTCTTCTTGAGACAAAACCTGCTGATAAGCTCCTCAAGTACATGAACGTTTATATTGATGAGAAAGAGGCGTATGACGTTTACAAGTCGTGGGGAGAGAAAGGGAAGACAGGGAGATGGGGAGACAGATTATCAAAACCTGGGGCTGTGCTTCTGGAGGTCACTGTCCTTGACCCAACGAAAATCGCCTATGACGATGCACAGATTGACATTTTAGATGATGAAGAAACGCTTCTGAAAATAGAGCGGCTTATTGAATCTAACGGGGATATTTCATGACAGACATATTTAAACTGGTGATTTCCTTTATCAGGAATAATACCAAACTGGTAGTTGCAGCATTCTTAGCCATTGCCCTGTTGTCCGGGGCAGTTTACACTAAGCACTGGTATAACGACCAGATTACAGCATCTTATAATCGTGGCGTGAAGGATACTGATGATAAGTGGGTCGCTAAACAACAAGAGAACAAGAATGCTAACCATGACTACAAAGACAATCAGCAAAAAGCTTCTGATGAGTTGAGTAAACAACTTGAAGAAGAGAAGGCGAAGAATGCGAAGTTGCAGTCAGAGCTTGACAAGAAACAGGCCGCTTATCAGAACTCCGATAACGGGAAGAAGAAAGGTCTGGACAATGACTTTGTGGATATCTACAACGAGAGCCTGGGGTTGAGATGAGAAAGACAATCATAGCCGTATTAGTCGCTACAGCGCTTGTTAGCGGGTGCAGGAATCCTCCTGAAGTCGTACCTGTTGTGCAAAAGTTTAACCCGGCAGAGGTGCTCGCAAAGCCCCCTGCTGGGGCAATGGTTGACCCTGTTGAACCAACACCACTCCCTTATGGTGCAGACAACTCGGTAAACAGTGCGATCATGAAGAAGAATAACATTGACGGAGCCAATGACCGTAGCAAACTACGCATACTCCAGCAATATATTCGAAACATATTTGATCCTAAAAAGTGATTGACAAGGCCCTTATTTTATGATAAGGGCTTTATTTTTATCAGGTTTCATGGTAAACTACCTCCTATAGGCCAATTTAAGGCATAAAATGGAGGTCTTTTGAGTAAAACATTCGGACCTGCCAGCCCCAAGCAGAAAATGATCCTGGAAAACAACGCACAAATCCTGATCATTGGGGGTGCGGCGGGGTCAGGTAAATCTTACCTGCTTCAATTGATGCCCCTCAACATTATCGACGACCCAAGAACAAACTGTATTATGTTCCGTAGAAACACCCCCCAGTTGAAGGGTGGTGGTGGTCTGTATGATACTGCACGAGGCATCTACACACAGCTTGCTCCTGAATGGAAGCCACGCTTCAGGGAGAAAGACCTTGAGGCAATTTTCCCTTCTGGTGCGAAAGTTAAGTGGTCCCACATGGAATATGAGAAAGATAAGTATTCCCACCAGGGTCTGCAATATACCTTTGTTGGATTTGACGAAGGAACACAGTTTGAATGGTCTCAGATCGAATACCTTATGTCTCGTCTTCGTTCTGAATCCAAATACCCAAGTCGCATGGTTATCTCTTGTAACCCGGACCCAGACCACAAAATCAAAGAGTTGATCGAATGGTATCTTGATGATGATGGGTTCCCGATCCCTGAGCGTGACGGTGTTATCCGTTGGTTCATTCGCCGTGATGGTGAATTTATTTGGGGTGAAAGTGCTGAAGAGTTGATCGAGAAATATTGGGACGGTGTGGATGTTCGTAAGAAGCCGAAGCCACTGTCCTTCTCATTCATCAGTGCTACTATCTTTGATAACCCACCGATGCTTGACAATAACCCGGATTATCTTGCCTTCCTTGAAGGTCTCCCAGAGATCGAAAAGGCACAGCTACTCCACGGTAACTGGAAGGTTCGCCCTGAAGGTGCAAACTATTTCCAGCGATCCTATTTGAAAGAAGTTCCTTGCCTTCCTTTGGGTGTGACATCAGTCCGTCCTTATGACAAGGCAGGCACAGAGAGAACCTCTGGCAACAGATACCCCGACTTTACCGCATCTGTTAAGGTGAGTAAAGATAGTGACGGGTTCTACTACCTGTCTGGTGACTATTGCCCTGAGTTCGTTGATGACGGAATGTATTCAACGCAAACACAAGGTCGTTTCTGTAAAAAAGCTGGTGAACGAGATGTTATCATTAAGAAGCAAGCCCACTTTGATGGTGATGACGTTGTTATCATTTTCAACGTTGACCCAGGTCAGGCTGGCATTAGTGAGTTCACAACAAGTTCCCGTGAGCTTCTTGCTGAAGGATTTATCGTAGAACGAGATCCTACACCGGGTAACAAATCAAAACTTACACGCTTCACTCCATTTGCAAAACTGGCTCAGTCTGGCATGGTGCGTATCGTAAGAGATAGCTTTGACGCTAAAACTTATGAAGCCCTTATGACAGAGCTTGAGAAGTTCAATGGTGAACGAAGCACAACAACCCGTAAGGATGACTGGGCTGACTGCGTGGCCTCTGGTATCAACTACCTTGAGAAGAACGAAATCATCAGACCTGTCGTAATCCCGAAAATTGTTGCTCCGACCTTGTATAAAAGACTTTAACAGAGGGGATAACTCGTGTCAACAAGATTTGCACAACCAGGGGCGGTTGTAAAGGCTGGGAATGAAAACCTTGCCGTTAGCCGCCTCCGTACCGGGGAATTAGGCTCTGGTGCTCTCTCCCAGCTTCGTGCAGAGTCCGAAGTGATGAAGGTAGAAGAGCTACGCTGGCCTTGCTTCCTGGCAACCGTAGAGGCAATGAAGCAGGATCATACAGTCTCTACGGCGCTTGATACGAAATACGTATTCGTAACCAAAGCATTCAACGATTTTAAAATCCTGTTCAATCGTGATAGCAAAGAGTCTAAAGATGCCGCTGAGTTTGTAGAGTACGCCCTGAAGAACCTTGCCAACCAGCAAACTCTTCGTGATGTTGCTCGCAGTGCAGCAACCTTCAACGAATATGGATTCTCCATCTTTGAGAAAGTATACCGCACAGAATCAACTCCGTCAAAGTACGCTGGCTACATTACGATTGATAAGATTGCTTTCCGTCCACAGTCAAGTCTTTCACGTTCTAAACCTTGGGTTTTTGACGATGACGGACGAACACTGAAGGGCATCTATCAAAGCAAAATGGCCTTTGCAAACTTCCAGAACGGCCTGACTCAGATTTCTTCTGCGATGAGTTTAGTAACCAACCTAACCTCTTCCGCTGATGAGGTCTTTATCCCGATCAACAAACTGATGGTGATGAGTCTTGGTGGCACAGAATCAAACCCAGCGGGGGTTTCTCCTTTGGTTGGGTGTTATCGTGCTTTCCGTGAGAAGATTCTGATTGAGAACCTTGAAACCATTGGTGCTTCCAAAGACCTTGGCGGTATCATCGAACTTAAGATTCCCTCTCAGATCCTGAACAAAGCAGCAATGGACCCAAAATCTCCAGAGGCCGAAATGGTTCAGGGGTTAATGGCAGATGCTGCAAACGCACACGCAGGTGAGCAGGCTTACTTCATCCTTCCTTCTGATATGAACGCTCAGGGTGGTGAACAGTACAAAATGGCCCTGAAGGGCATTGACGGTGCTGGTAAACAGTATAGCACTCAAGAACTGGTTAACTCCCGTAAGAAAGCGATCCTTGACCGCTTTGGTGCTGGATTTATCAACCTTGGTAACGATGGTCAGGGTTCTTACAATCTGTCCGAATCCAAACAGTCTATCCACGGACATTTCGTTCAACGCGATATTGACATCATTGTTGAAGCATTTAATAAGAATCTGATCCCTCAGCTTCTGGCACTGAATGATATTCGTCTTTCTGACGAAGACATGCCAAAACTGAAACCTGGCCTGATTCAGGAAGTGGACATGGAAGGCTTCTCCAAGTTTGTTCAGCGTATTGGTGCTGTTGGTTACTTACCTAAAACTCCTACGGTTATCAACAAGATCCTTGAAGTTGGTGGCTTTGATGAGGAAATTCCAGAAGACATGTCTACTGACGAGCTTCTGAAACTCCTTGGTCAGGATACCAGTCGCTCCGGTGATGGTATGACAGCAGGCTCTAGTGGTAATGGAACAGGAAAAATCTCCTCAACAAGAGACAATTCTGTATCCAATATGGATAATTAATTTCAACTTACTGAAATAGCTTGCAAAAGAAAATGAACGGTGTTAAAATAACTATCAACGGGGAAAATGATGAAATACACAAGTATTGCTGACCTTCCTGCATCAGTATCTGATCTGTCTCTCGTTCAGAAGAGCAAGGTACTGAATATTGCAAATGGCCTGATTGCTTCAGGCCAATCTCCTGAAGCCGCTATCGAGAAGGCTTCCAAAGACGTTCTAAACGTGAACGTTAAAACTGAAATCAATAAGTCAACCTCTGTTGTAAGCGTCCAGAAAGATGCTGGAGAGCAGATGATTTCCTATGAAGTCATTTACGAACCAGACGCTAAAGATGCTCACGGCGAATGGATGTCTGCTGAGACAATTGCCAAGGCCAAGCAGTCTTTTGATAAGGCACACGAAGCTGGTATTGTTAAAGAGAACCTCTTCCACATGATTGAGACTGACTCTTTCACAATCGAGAAGACTTGGATTCAGGAAGAATTTGATGTGGTGGTTATCGGGACCGAGCAGGTAATTAAAGCTGGCACCTGGGTAGCTAAAGTTAAATATAACGACCCTGTTCTCTGGGACCTCAAAAAGTCTAACGTTGTGGGTGGTCTAAGCATTCAGTGCTCCGGCTCCATCAACAAAGAAACAGGTGAGATCAGCAACGTTGATTTCGGTGTCGAATATGTTGAGGAAGATGGCGAATGACAATTGCTAAAGCCAAAGCCATTAAAGAGAAAGGTATCGCACTCTGCCACGAGAGTCAAGGATTTTCTGCAAACCTGCGTCCAGTGTCACTTCTAATGAAGTCTGACCTGCAACCAGAACAGATTACCGAAGACGTTATCAAGGCATTGCAGCAAGTTACTGTCTCTATGAGCTTTGAAGAGTTCCTGCGTAGATTCTTCTATATGTGGAGTGATGACGCTGAACTGCTTACTAAGCTGTTAGGCTTTGAAACTGAACTTGAAAATGAAGCTGCTGAAAATCCTGACGATGAGTGGGTCCAAGCTTGGAATGCACAACATCAGGAATGGCTTGAAGATCGTATGGAGTCAATCTCCATTGCGAAAGCTGCAAACAGCGGTGAACAAATCGACCTTGTTAAACAGTATGAACTGCTGAAACTTCAGCAACTGTTTGAGAAAGGTGTAAGCGAATTAGGTCTGACCTTCACAGAAGGTGAGTCCAAAGATCTCCAGGTAACTGGGGTCGTCAAAGAAGCAGGTACTGACCCTGTAATTGATACATCCAAAGAAAATAAGGAGACCTCAGTGTCCGATAATGTTACTGATGTAACCAAGTCTCAAGAATACCTTGACCTGGTTAAGCAACTGGAAGATGCCAAAGCGAAAGCTGCTGCTGCTGATGAAATTATCAAGGCTGCGGAGCAAGTAGAAAAGAATGCTGCTCTGACTAAAGCGAAAGGTTTCACCTTTGCTGCTGAAGCTGACCACGCATCACTGGCTGATTTCATCATCGAAAAAGCTAATGCCCCGGTAGTAGCTCTTCTGGAAAAAGCTCAGGCTCGTATTAGCGAACTGGAAACAGAAGTTGAAACCGTGAAGAAAGAATTCAGCACTGCTGAACACGGATCTGGTGCTGAAGCGCCTGTTGATGACATCAACAAGTCTGCTGAAGACATTCTGAAAGCAAACATCGAGAAAGCGAAAGCTCGCGCTCGTGAAGCTGCACAAAACGCCTAATATCGAGGAGATTTAAATAAATGGCTAATCCAATCCAAGGGTACTACTCTGACATCGTTCTGGGTAAAGTGGACTCTTCTGACCAGGGCTACAGCTTCCTGGAAATGGAAATCACCTACAGCGCTGGCCTGAAGGCTGGTATGATCGTTAAGGCAGACGGTACTCTGGCTGCAACTGGCGATGCTGCAAGCGCATTTGGTGTGATCACCGACCGTGACCTTGTTCCTGCGTATGACGCTCCGCGTCCTTTCGTAGTAGGACAGAAGTACAACTTCGTCGTGGCTGTTCGTGGTCTGACCCTGAACAAATTTAAACTGTTTTTCGCTGACGGTACTACTGCAATCAACGCTGCCGCTATCGCTGCTCTTGAGGCCAAAGGTCTGAAGATCACTGATAAATATTACGACGGTTCCGTTGAGATCCCAGTAACGTCTATCTAATCTACACCAAGGAGAATAACAATGGCAGTAGTACGCACTAATGACTTCCAGATCGTCGATCTCGGCGCTACTCTGGAAATCGTACCACGTCAGTACCGTCTGATCACCAACATGGACCTGTTCACAGCGTACCACGGTGTAACGACTGTCGCTCAGATCGAACGTGTTGATGAAGTTGTAACTGACTTCCCGGCTCGTCGTCGTCAGGGTGAACGTAACTACGTTGGTACTGAAAAGGCCCAACTGAAAAACTTCAACATTCCGTTCTTCCCACTGGATCGTCAGATCACAGCGGCAGACGTGCAGAACTTCCGTAAGTATTTTACTGCTGACGCTCCGAAGTCTGTAGAAGATGTTGTTGCTCGTGTGGTTAAACGCATCCGTATCTCTCATGAACAACTGAAAGAAAAAGCAATGCTTCAGGCGATCATGGGTAAATCCTGGGCACCACAGGACCCAACCGCTCAGTACAACTACTTCACCGAGTGGGGTGTTACTCAGCACACAGCTAACATCGACTTCACCGATGTAGCAACCGATCCAACTGACATCATCGAAGCTGACGCTCGTGCGTACATCATCGACAATGCTGGTGACAACGGTAATAACTACGGCATCGTAGTTCTGGCTTCTCGTAAGTGGTTCTCAGCGCTGATCGCTCACCCGCTGGTAATGAACGCTTACCAATACTACTCTTCTACCCAAGAGCCGCTGCGTCGTCGTCTGGGACAAGGGCAGGAAAACGCCAACAACCGTATGTTTGTTCACAAGAACGTAACTTACATCGAGGATATCTCCAACTACATCCCTGATGGTGAAGCTTACATTCTGCCGCAAGGAATCGACGACATGTTCCAGATTCACTATGCACCAGCAGATGACGTTCGTGAAGCGAACACTCCTGCACAAGAACTGTACCTGTGGTACAAATCTTCTGCATACCTGCGTGAAGAAAAGGTTGAGTCCGAAACTTCCTTCCTGACTGTTAACACCCGTCCGGAACTGGTTGTTCGCTCTACTGGTACTTTCGCATAAGATAGCGTAACTGCTACCTCTAAGAGGGGGAGGTGATTATTCACCTCTCCCTTTTTCTTTTTCGTCACCTTAATAATAGCCACTTCATCACTGGTGTCAAGTGGTTTTTACTAAGGTAACCAATGGAGATTTTATGGCTAATCAAAACTATCGTATTTTCCCGAACAAAGTAGAACTGTTCAAATTCTTCGGCACTTATGCTCCTGATCTGAATATTGGTGTTTCAGCACGTCTTCCTCTGAATGGATTTTGTGTTGGAAAAGAGCACAAGGCTTTCCGCAACTCCGTTGACTTCTTCAAGGCTCTTGCAGAGATCTCTGGTCTGGATGTAGATGCTGAACATTCAACACTGCGTATGGGTACATACATCGTATTTTTCAACAGCGCTCTTCCAAACCCTAATCGTCGCGGTAAGGCAGTTGAAGCTACTGTGGCTCCGAAGGTTGATGCTCCGGTAGTCGAGGTTAAATCTGCAAGTTATGAAGCAATTCTGACAGAAGCAGAAGCCCTCAATGATGAAGCTGACAAGAAAGGTAGCAAAGATAAACTTGCTGACCTGGCAGCAACCAAAGGCATCACCCTTGCGAAAAACAAATCTTTCGAAAACATGATGGCTGACTTCAAGGCTGCTCTTGAAGAACTAGAGCCTGCAAAATAAGGGGTAAAAATGGCAGATTACAATGATAAGGTCGTTAACGCCGAACTGATCCTCCCAGAGGGCGGTGCGGGGGAGACCTTTGTTGATGATGGTCAATTCCACACGGAAGACACGACCACCGTCACACTTCTCGGTAATGGTACATCCACTACCCCACTGAAGGCAACTGTTATTGTAGATCCTGCTTCCGGAAACGCACTTGTAGCTGGCGCTGACGGTCTTTCCGTTGGTGTCAGTGCAATCAGTGACAACCTGCTTGTATTAGCGGGTGGAAAGCTGTATGTTGCTCCTCCTCAGATCGTCATCCCGATTTCTACTAAGACTGGAAACACTCTCGTAGAAGTAACCGACCCAGGTGAAGAGGGGCTATATGTCCCGCCTGGTGAAAAGGGCGATAAAGGTGACCAAGGGCCGCAAGGTGAACCGGGTGTTGGTATTTACATCCAAGGTATCGTTGGAGATCCATCCCAACTACCACCTGCATCAACAATGCAGGAAGGCGATACATATGTTATTGGAACACACTACTGGACTGTTGTAAACCAGCAATGGGTTGATCTTGGAGACTTCGCTGGCCCACAGGGTCAGGATGGTATCGGCCTGGTAATCAAAGGATCTTTCACCGACACTGCATTCCTTCCACAAGAAGGGAATACTGAAGGTGATACCTACATCATCCAGGAACAGATGTGGGTTTGGACCGGAGATGAAGATGGTTGGCAACCAGTAGGGCAAGTCGGACCAACTGGTCCACAGGGTGCCACTGGTGCTACAGGTCCACAAGGTCCTAAAGGCGACAAGGGAGACAAGGGTGATAAGGGAGACCAAGGTCCTCAAGGCATCCAGGGTCTTACCGGAGCACAGGGTCCGAAGGGAGACAAGGGCGACAAAGGTAACGATGCTGCCATTGTTAAACTGAAAGGGACCAAGGCTACTGAAGCTGATCTTCCGTCCTTTGGTAACGCTGTCGCAGATGCTTGGGTTGTTCAAGAAGATAACCACGTATGGGTTTGGACAACAGATGGGGCATGGGAAGATATTGGTCCTGTGCAGGGACCTAAAGGAGACCAAGGTCCTACAGGCCCACAAGGACCGCAGGGACAGAAAGGCGATCAAGGACCAATCGGTCAAGATGGTGCAACTGGTCCGGCAGGTGCAGAAGGTCCTCAAGGTATTCAAGGGCCAATCGGTCCTAAAGGAGACAAGGGGGACACAGGTCTAACTGGTCCGGTAGGCCCTCAAGGTCCAGTAGGTCCTAAAGGAGACCGTGGTGAGACTGGTTACGGTGCTCGCGTTCTGGGTACGAAAGGTTCAACAACCGATCTTCCGGCAACAGGGACACCTGGTGATGCGTGGATCATTGTACCAAACCTGTACGTCTGGAGTCAATCCGATGCTCAATGGATCAACGTAGGACCTTATGTGGGACCTAAAGGGGATAAAGGAGACACCGGGGATGTCGGCGCAACAGGTCCTAAAGGAGATACTGGTGCTGATGGACCGCAAGGTCCAAAGGGAGATACAGGTGCAACTGGCCCAGCAGGTGCTGATGGAGCACAGGGTCCAGAAGGACCGATGGGTGTCGCCCTAGTTCCAAAAGGTACTGTCGCCAACGAAGCAGCGCTGCCGTCAGGTGCGTCACACGGAGATTATTACACAACTGTTGACACCGGGGAAGGCTTTGCTTTTGATGGTTCAGACTGGATTAATCTTGGTGTTATGAGAGGTCCTCAAGGGGATCGGGGCCAACAAGGGCTACAGGGTGATACGGGGCCTCAAGGTCCGAAGGGTGACACAGGGCTTACAGGACCAACAGGACCGCAAGGCCCTCAAGGTGAAATGGGTCCTGGTGTAGAGATCATCGGTAAACTGAACAACAGTTCTGAGCTTCCTTCTACTGGTACGCTGGGTCAAGGTTACTTGATCAATGGCGATTTCTGGGGATGGACAGGAACAACCTACGAGAACCTTGGACCTATTCAAGGACCTCAAGGGGAGGTTGGGCCAACAGGACCAACTGGTCCACAGGGTAGTCAGGGGATTCAGGGTGTTAAGGGTGACCAAGGAACTCTTTGGTTAAACTTTGCACGTAACCCAGGCCCTGCTGATGGTCGTGTTGGGGATTACTTCATTAACAAATCCACACTTGAATATTTCCAGAAAACCTCTGCTACGGTATGGGCTTCTCTGGGGTACATGGGTGGTGGTAACGTTTATGATACCTCCTCTACTACACCACAAGCCCGTACAAGTTCTGGTTGGGTAGACGTACCAGTTCTTGAAGCACCTGCTGACAGCGGTTATTATGTTCGTGTAAACAGTGCATGGAAGAAGCTTGATCGTTACGACCTTCTTGTGACTTCTACAACTGGGGCAATGGACGTTAGCGTGTCACAAGTCTTCAAGGTTGATGGCACTGCGAACAAGACCATGAGCTTTACAAACCTCCCTGCTAACCGAGCGATGACAATCGTGATCGTGTTTACGGGTTCCGGTGCGTCCCTGACGTGGCCTGGGACTCTTGCATGGTCTAACGGTACGTCAGTAACTCTTGGAACAACCCGTACAGTGGTTACTATCCTGTGGGATGGTACAAACCTGACAGGTACTACATCCTTAACGGTTAACTGACAAAAGGGGCTTCGGCCCCTTCTAAAGGAGAACAAATGGTAGTATATTCCTACACGCCGATGATCAGGTCTTCTGATGGGAAATACCCGGTATACCTTACTGATTTCAGGGCAGACAACCCTAACGTCAGCATTGGTACTTGGGTTTACTCAGAGAACCTTGCAGAGTTCGGATATTTTCCGGTTATCCCTGTGACACCGCCAACTGGTGATGTTGTCATGGAAGGACCCCCTGAATTTAACGACCAAACCCAGCAGTGGGAACAGACATGGACATCTCGTGATTTCTTACCTGAAGAAATTGCTGCAAATCTCGAATCTGCAAAGCAGAGTAAGAAAGCAGAGGCACAGAACGTCCTCTCTCGTGATGTTGAGTTAGGTATTCCATACCCGGTTGGTAACGTTGAGTACAAAGTCAGGGTGAAAAGCTTCGACCTCGCAACTCTTCTTACAATCAAATCGGTGCTGGATTCAGATGGTGACCAAAGCTCTGAAGTGTATCCGTTTAGATTCCTTGATGGATATAAGTCAGACTTTACACATGCTGAAATGAAAGACCTTGTAATCCAGGTTTCTCGTGCTCAGTATGGCCTAATGAAGTCTTACTGGGCGTATCTTGATCAGGTCGAGCAGGCAACTACTCTACAAAATATCCCCTCACTCCCGGAGTCATTCCTGTAAGGAGTTATCATGGTAGCTGCCACAACGGGTGTGGCTGGTGTCATTTATGGTAGAACTCTTGTTAGCCAGAAAACGGGTAAGAAGATCGATTTTGATGACATCGGTGAAGGTGCTGTAGGTCCACAAGGCCCACAGGGTATTCAAGGACCAGTTGGTCCAGAAGGACCACAAGGAGATATTGGGCCAAAAGGCGATAAGGGAGACCAAGGTGATAGCGGTATAACAACGCACCGAGTAAAGTCGGAATGTTATTTCACAGGCCTTAACTTGGTTATTCAGACAACAACCCCTGTTAACCTGATTAACCTAATAAAATCTTTACCGCACACAGGTTCATTATCCCCATTCTTTAACACAACAACTAACAAGTTGAATGTTTTTAATGAGGATGCAACCTGCGACTTCAAATTGAACGTTGTCGGGTCTTGGGGAGGATCTACAGGGAATAGAAGCATGACTGTAGATTTCCCACAGACAAACGGCAACTCACTGACAAAGACAAGAGATGCTCAAGTGACCTCTGACATCCTTTCTTTCCCTACCTTCTTCAGTGTTGACAAAGGTGGTAACATTGCGACTAACGGTACAGACATAACAATAGTCTCTAACGGGTCAAATTTTACAATCACATCGCTGTTGATTATAGCTGAACAAATCATACCGACCACAATGGTCTAACCTCTAAAGGAGAAATAAAATATGGCAACTTCTGGTGTAGCTGGTCTGCTTTACGCAACTAAACTCATCGACCTTGGTACTGGACAATCAATCAGCGTTGCTGATATTATCTCAGGATCTGGTGGCGGTGGTTCAGTAGCTTGGGCCGACATCACAGGCAAACCAACCACTTTCGCACCTGTGGCAGCAACCACAACCGTAGTTGGTGGTGTTAAGATGGCAGCAACTCAGGCAAACAGCACAGCATCTGATGCCGCTTGTCTGGTTACTGACTTCAACGCCCTGCTTGCAAAACTTAAAGCCGCTGGTATCATGGCGTAATCAAGAGGCCCTTCGGGGCCTTTTATTTTAGGAGAGGCTTAACACCCGCTTCCATGTTCACGTTTACCATTGGCTCTTTACCATCTTTGTAATATGTGCAGATGTATGCCCCTTTAAAACCCTTGGTCCCATACAGGATTGCAACATCATTCAAATATTGATACCCTTCTGTTTGCTCCGTGATCTCGTTCATCTCCCCGGTTTGCACTACAGACACACCCGGTTTGAATGCCTTACGAAATGCTTGATCACAAGATAGGCGTACAAGACGATGAATGCTTGCTGTCTTTTCTTCTTTTGATAACCAGCTTGTCTCTATAGATCGCAGGTTATCTTGATCTGGGTGTTTCATGATGTAGGTGGTAGTGACCAAAGCTGCAACAACAGCACCAACAACCAATGCAACAATTCCCTTAGTATTCTTCATAAAATGTTCTCCTGTATTCGTTAATTACCATTACGATAACACATTAGATCAGTCTGTCAAGCGTTTTTAATGACAAATAGAATCTTTTATGATAAGATATTGATTAATAGAAGAGCAATCCAACAGGAGCGAAAATGACAGACCAAGAAATTATTGATTACATTCGACTGCTCCTTGGGTCAATTCCTCCAGAGGTCTTGCCTGATGAAACAATTCTGGCATTCCTTGCAATCGAAAAGGTAAAGGCCGGGTGGCCTAATCCTGATGCAACCCCTTGCGACATGTGGCGTGTTATCTATAACACGATGGTGGATGTCGTTCGTTGGTTAATCCTGCAAGAAGTTAACTCTGGTGAAGCATCTATCACAGAACGTCTGGAAAAGATCGGTGACGAGACTATCCAGGTCAAGGGTGGATCTACATACCAGAACTGGAAAGACTTCCTAGACTGGCTGCAAGCTAACCCGGATTATGTGAATGATTGCCTCAGCGCGGTATCAAGCTTAGTCATTGTTGGCGGTGTCCGTCAAGATGAATATCTTCGCGTTAAAAGGAATCCAAACTCAAGAGGTCCTTTCGATGTTGCAGGCATTGTACCCCAGACTGGTGTACCGGGAATCCCTCGTAGATACCCTCACCGCTGGCCTCGTTAATTATCCTTAGCTTGATCGTTGATTTTGCTAAGATAATGTGGTAAAATACCTAAACGGATGTGGCTATGAGACCAAAATTCACAAGTAAGCAAGATCTGAGCCAGTTAGAGAACTTTTATAAGGCAACCAAAGTGCTTGATTATCGTCAAGTATCATACGGTTACTATGATGACCCTCACTACTCAGGTCTTAATACTGCGACTCTCGCAGCGATTCACCAAGAGGGCTGGAACGGGCTACCTGCTCGTACATTCATGACCAGTGCCGCAGTTGCCTTTAACAAGGAACTGAACAAACTACAAAAAGATCTGTTTGCATATCTCGCAATGGGTGGTCAGAACCTGACCCCGATCCTCAACAGGATTGGTAAAGCCGGGGCGAGAAAAATCCAATTCGTGATCGACACCGGACTTTTCCCTCACAACACAGTATCTGATGCCTGGGCTGATGTCAAGGGATTCAAAGAGGCAATGTTCCACTATGGAGACCTCAAAGAGTCCACAACATTCAGAATTTCAAAAGGTAAAGATTCGGGGGTATAATGGCTCAAGGTTACAGACTTATTGGTAGAAACAAACTGATCCCGCGACCAACATTTGTTGGACGACACAGAGAATACGCCAAAGTGGATATGGACAACCCATTTGAAAACCAAGGCATCCAAATCGACTATGAAGAGTTTGATGTCCTTGAATGCGTTGTTCAGCCGCTTACTGGTAAGGCCGCACGAGATTACACATCTCAACTGATGCAGGAAGGTGGGAGACAATATGACTCCTTCACCGTGTACTCTTCAGTGATGCTACGCGGTCCGGTGGAAGGTTCTAATGAACTTGCTGACCAAATTAAGCTGATGAATTCCCGTGGGGAAATGGTGTGGTTCACCGTGATCAAGTCTGATGCATATCAGACCACAGGTGTTGCACGTTTCCGCGCTTACGTGGTGTCTGTTCCTGAAGGAACAAACGGAGGAATTTAATGGCAGGATTCACCAATTCCGATGAGATCTTTGATGCTCTTACCAAAACGGTTGGTTCTTTTTGTAAAGAGACTACAGGCCGAAAGGTAGTTCTGGCAGGAGAGGATGAGATCCCTAAAATTGATGGTGAATTCATTCTTGTAGACCTAACAGCAGTTGACCAGCTTGACTGGCAATCTGATGAGGGGCTTGATGTAAACGGAAACGCTACGACAGTTCACAACTATGAGGTTGTGTATACTCTGACAGCTTACCGTGGCAAGGCCCCCAATGCTTTAAGCAGGGTGCTACAGGCGATGAACTTACCGTTCATTTACGATAAATATTTTCCAACCAACTCTCCTTTTGCATACTCATCCTCTTCGACGATTTCTCGTTTGAGAGTCCCATTGAACGTGCAGAAGTTCGAAAACCGTGCTGTGGTGCTGATTACGTTCAACGTATGCTTCATCGAAACAGATACCGGATCTTTCGAGGACCTGGAGAAGATCAACGCTCAAATCGTTTATCAATTCCCGGCCCAAGATTAAAGAAAACCACTCGGTTATTGATAAGCTCTCGCTTATTAGTGATCGTATAAGAGGGCTTCGGCCCTCATAATACAGCACAACGAGGTGCTGGTCAATAACTGTATGTACAGAAATAAAGAAGAGGAAACCGATGGCTTATAATGATAAGGTGGTTGACGTAACAGTCGCGCTTGGTACTCAACCAATCGACACCAAAGGGTTTGAAACCCCGCTGTTCCTGGCTATCCACAACGTCTTCCCTGAACGTTTTCGCGCTTATACCGAACTCGATCAGCTAGTAGATGATGGATTCGCTCCAGGTTCCCCAGCTTATGTCTTCGCAACAAAAGCATTCGCTGGAACATTCCGTCCTCAGTACCTGATGGTTGGTCGTCAAGGCTTTACTAACACCATCGTGGACTTCACCGGACAGGTCAATACCGACCCTGACGCTCCTGTAGCCCTGAACGTAGTTTCTGGTGCTTATCAGACCAGTGTCATCGTGGCGGTAACTGGTGCATCTACACCAACAAGTATTGCTACCGCTCTGGCAGCATCTCTGAACAGTGATGCAACCCTGACCACTGTTTTGACTGCAACTGCAAGCGCAGGTGTGGTGACAATCGTTCCTAAGAACGGTGGTGCATTCAGCGTCGGTCGCGACAGCGGAAACATGGTAATCAGCAACACTTCAAGTGAAACTGTATCCTCTGTTCTTCCTCAGATCCTGACTGCAACTGAGAACTGGTACTTCCTGAGCACCGAATCTCACACTAACGCATCCATTCTGGCTGCTGCATCATTCGCTGCTGCTAACTACAAGCTGCACGTCTATGCAACTGCTGACGAACTGGTTAAAACAGCGGGTAGCAACTCTATTGCAAACCAACTGAAAGCTCTTCAGTACGACACCTCTATCGGTATGTACGATCCGCTTGCGGATAGCGCGTTCTCCGAAGGTGGTATCATCGGTGCAATGGCTTCCAACGATCCTTCTTATGGTGACTCTATTCACCTGAAGACTATGGAAGGTGTTATCGCTCCAGTTCTGAGCGCAACAGACCGTATGACCATTTGGGGTCAGAACCTGAACTTCTACCGTATGATTAACGGTGTTGGTTCCTTCTACGAAGGCAAATGTGCTTCCGGCAACTATGTTGACGTTGTTCGTTTCGGTCACTGGCTGAAATTCCGCACAGAAGAAAGCGTGTTCGGCTACATGTCTCGTCGTTCTAATCAGGGCCTGTCCATGAAGATGAGTGATGACGATCTGCCAAACCTGAAGTCTGTGATGCTGAACAACCCTATCAACGTAGGTATCGCTAACGGTTCTATCCTGACCGGATACGATGACGTTAACAAAGTGTTCTACGATCCGGTGATCACTATCCCGCTTCGTGCAAACATCCCGACTAACGATCTGGCTGCTCGTACTCTGAACAACGTGAAAGTGGAACTTGTGTACAACACACCACTGCACTTCGTTAAGATCCGCATGACCGTTCTGTTAGATAAAACAGGGTCTAGTTCCGGAAACGGTCAGACTGTAACAGCAGGAGTGTAATAAATGAATACAGCTATCCTAACACCGTATGCTTACGACCCTAAAAAAGTCAAGCTATACCTGATGACTCAGCGTGTTACCGGATTTGCCGCAGATACCAAGATCGTCGTTGCTCGTAACGAAGATAACATCATCCCCCACATGGGGGTTGATGGTGAACTGTCTGCCGCACTATCCCGTAACCAATCTGGTGTTATGACAGTTTCCCTCCAGAACACCGCTTCTTGGAACGGAAACTTCGCAAACTGGCAGAAACAAGCTTCTATTACCGGGCTGATCTTCTTCCCTGTCCTTCTTGAAGGTTCTCAGGGTATGGGTCTCAGCACTATCGGTTGGATTCAGAAACAACCAGACCTGACCTACGGCACAGAAGTGGGCCAGATGGACTGGGAAATCGGTATCCTCGACGCTTGGTTAAGCCCAGATACTCTGTCTTCCGCAGGCTTCGGTCTTGCTGGTCTTGCAGGTATCGTATAAGTGTTTCGTGTGCCACATGGACGTGGCCTTTCAAACACGTAAGGATCTCTCAATCTCAAAGACGCAGGAGCGTACATGAATATCAGACCAACAACTGACATCGACCTCGCAGGTCACAACTTTGTTATCACACACTGGTCTCCTTCCAAGGTTATGAAAAACCTTCCGAAGATCGGTCGTTATGTAGCAGTCCCTATGGCAACCATCTCTGGTTCCATGATGACTGGAGGCCAGAACCTCTCTGACGCTCTCCCAACTGCTATTCTATACCTCTTTGAACAGATGGAGCAAGATGATATCGAAAAACTTTTCGCATTGATTCTTGAGGATGTATCCGTTGATGGTATGGCGGGTAAAGTAGATATTGACGCTCTGTTCCAAGATAAAATGTTAGACCTCATTAAGCTTGTTGCTAAAGTTCTGGAGATCAACTACGGCTGTTTTTTCACGAAAGACGGTTTCGCAGACCTTCAGGGACTTCTGGGACGCCTGGGACAGACCCATCAAGTGAATACGGTGGATCAGGCGACGGAAGTGGCAGCGGAGTAACACCGTCCAAAATTTCGAAAGTCGTCCTGAGGGCTATGGAGTATGCAAAGAAAAATAGCTCACTGACTTGGTTCGATTACTTGTGGTGTCGTGCTCTGAAAAGTTTCAAAGGGGAATCTTATATGTCCCTTGAACATGCGGATATGGCCTATCTGCTCAGGCTGAATGAGTTTCTCGATGTGGAAGAGTTTGTCAACGATGTCCATGAGAGAGAGGAAGAAAGTAAAGCAAAAGCTGCTCAAGCCGCTAGCAAGCCGCGCCGTGGTAGAAGAGGTTAATCTCAAGCCGGGTTCCTTTTCGGGAACCTGGCTTTTTTATTGAGAGGAAATCAATGGCGAACATTATTGTAACCCAGACAGTCAACAAAGTCACATGGGACGTGGATAAGACCTCCTTCGGTCGTGCCATGAAAGCTGTGAAGTCTTTGAAGACTGAGTGGGAAAAAGCTGGTAAGGCATTCTCTGCCAGCAAGTCAGACCCAGCGGCAGCATTGAAGCGTTCTGCAATGCAGGCTCGCCTTGTCAACAAAAGACTGCAACAAACTGAACGTGCTGAACAAGCAAAGACCACAGCCCATAACATTGCTATGGCGAAGAAAGAGGCTCGTGCTCGTGAAGCAATTGACAAGATCCAAAGAGCACGTAGAAAACAAGCTGTTGCTCAATTGACATCCAAACGTTCACCTGAATCCCAAGCTGACTATAATGGACTGAAAGCACGTCTACGTCAAATGGAAAAAACGGGTGGTGGTTATGGTACAAACCCTGCTATCTCTGCCGCACGTCAAGCTGCTCTGCAAGAGGAACTGGCTCGCCGTTCTAAATCTGGAAACGCTTCAGGCATGGTTGGTAGTGGTACTGCATCTGACCCGGCACTGATTGCACGTCAAAACCGTGCAATGCAACAGCAGGTCCAACGCCAACAGCAGAAAGCATCCAGAGAGCAACTTCGTGCTCGTGAACAAGCCCGTAAGAAACAAGAGGCAGAAGACCTTCGTTACTCTCGTTATCTTGCAGGTAAAGAATCAACTGTAGCCAACGCCTCTGTACGTCTTCGTGCAAAATATGGTGACAACTACGCAACCAAACTCAAGGGTTTCGACTCCCTGAAAGAAAGATTCCTTGACAGCAACACCATGAAGTCTTCAAACTTCCGTGCGGAACTTGCTGCAATGGAGACCGGACTTCGTAAAGCAAATCAGAACACCCTGTCATTAACAGACGGACTTAAAAACCTGAGAAGCACCCTTGTTAGTGTTACTGCTGCATACGGAGCTTTCAACGCAGCGGCAAGCGTGGTAAGAACAGGTCAGTTCTTCCAGGGCATGGAAGCCACCATGTTGATGGTTTCTGATAACTCAGAAGAAGCTGGTAAGCGTATGAAGTTTGTTCGTGATCAGTCCTATCGTTTGGGTCTCGACCTTAAAGTAGCTGCTCAAGGATACACACAGATGGCTATCGCCGCTGATGGTGTGCTGAGTAAATCGCAGAACGATGAACTGTTCAAGTCCTTCTCTGAGTATGCAACAGCCCTACAGGTTGACCCGGTTAAATACCAACGTGGTATTACTGCGATTCAACAGATGATGGGTAAAGGTCAGATCATGGCTGAAGAACTTAAGCAACAGCTTGCGGAAGGTATTCCGGGTTCTTTACAGGTGTTCATTAAGGCTTCTCAAGAGGCATTCAATGACTCCACCATCGACGTAACCAAGATGCTCGACATGATGCAGAAGGGTGAGTTGAAGGCAGCTAAAGTTCTACCTTTCGTTGCCAAGTATTACTCTGAAGCTGCGAACAAGGGTGGTGCTCTACAGACCGCTTTGAAAGGTAACCGTGTTGCAATGCAGCGTCTAACACTGACATGGATGGACTTCCAGAACAAGGTGTTTGCAAGTGGTTTTGGTGATTCATTAACCGAAGCTTTCAATGAACTTTCAAAAATTCTTGACTCTAATGGGCCTTTAGCTCAGAATCTTGGTCAATTCTTTAAGGGGTTCACTGATGGGTTCATGTGGATGGTCTACACCGTCTACAACACCTTCGTCCTAATCCAGGGTATTATGGAGCGTTACATCCCGATCTTCCGTAAGAACGGTGAAGAACTATCCTCTGCCTGGAAATGGGTTGGGTGGGGTATTGGTGCTCTATTCTTTGCCTCTGCGCTTATCAGGGTATTCAACATCCTGTCTAAGATTGCAGGCCTCTCTGGTGCGCTCGGTTTCCTGAAAACCATTTTTGGTGGTGGCGATGACGATGAAGAGGGTGGTGGAAAAAATAAGAAGAAACGCGGTCCACGCTTCAGTAAGATGGGTAAGGCTGCTCGTTGGTTAGGCCTCTATGGTCTTATTGCTGGTGAGAGCATGATTGCTGGAGATTATGTGTTTGACCAAGCACAGGACTACAGCGACAAAACCTATGGAACTGAAACCACGGCAGGTGGCAACCTCAAGAAAAATTCTTGGATGGGGCAAACTTGGGACTTCATTACAGGACAGAGATCAATGACTGACCAGCGCAGACTTGATTATCTGAACCAGAATGGAATGGTTCCAGGGCCAGCCGGAGCAGGAGCACCTCCGATGGTGATTCCAACTGAACCTGTAAGCGGTGAGATCACGATCAAAATCGACGCAGGCGAAATGAAGAACATGATCGACCAGCAGATTGAAGCTGCGAACATGGGTAACATCAACCTAATCCTTGGTGTTCCTCAATAATTTAAAGGGGCTTCGGCCCCTTTTTTATTGTTTTATCTCAAGATTTATGATAAAATCGTAACATGTATAATGGGAGGACTCATGGCATTTGTATCCAACAACCAGTCCAAACCGCAACAGGGCAAGGCCACGGCTAACGTCGAGAAAAAGGTCAGTACAGCCCAGGAAGCCAGCGGTGAGGTGCAATATACGCTCTTCGCCAGTGGTCTTAACTACGGCGGTAGAAACGTAGAACTCAAGGACAAAAACTACACCAACGACCTCGCGATCATTTTCGACGTTGTTGAACAACACTCTTACACACGCACAGTTGACAAAACATCATATGCTGTTGAAGAAAAGGTAAAATTTAGTGACCACGGTGTTATTGAAGATGGTAAATTCTCCTTCAGTGCCAGAGTGAACTCATCTCCTGTTTACCTTATCGAAAACAACTACCTTGACAAAGATACTGATGACCAGAATCCGGTTGCTTCTCGTCGTCCAGAAAAAGCTCTGGAGATCTTGGAACGTCTGATTACTGATCGTCAAATTGTGACTTTGGTTACCGAAGACAAAATTATTGAGAACTATATCCTCACCTCAATGGAGGCTGCACGTAGCAACTCTGATGGTGCGGCGCTGGTATTCCAGCTTGAGTTTACGGAATTCCGTACATTCACCCTTGGTAAAACAGCCCTCGCGACAGTCTACTCAGATCCTAAAAAGTCTGGTGGGAAGACCAAGCAGAAAGGTTCTCAACAATCTTCAGCAACAGATAATGAAGTTGAGGTAACTGCTCGCCGCACCAAGTTTGCTGGCCCAAACAAAGATGGATGGCAAAAGGTTGCAGAGAGCATGGACTCCGGAAACTTCACCAAACAAGACCAGGTTATTGGTACGCTTACTCCGGACGGTAAAATCCGTGGTACTGACGGCTCAATTATGGACTATAATAAAGCAGTGGGGAACTAATGTCAGCTATTACTTTCTCATGGGACATTGACGGCTTCGCTGACCAGACCATGCGTGTGGTTCTGGACAGTCAAACCTATGAAATGCGCTTCCAATGGAACGAGCGAGATGAGTCTTGGCTCGTTTCCTTTGGTGATGTTGGTCAAACACCAACAATCTCTTTTAAACTTACAACCATTTTTGACATCTTTGCTCCGTTTAAATACTTGGAAAACATCCCATCCGGACAACTGCGTGTCTTTTCTTTTACACAGTCAACCAAACGTGTTGGTAGATACAATATCGGATTCTTGTCTGACTTGCAACTCCTTTATTCATCTCCTGACGAAGAGTTAACTGACGAGGAGTAATCAATGCCTTCTTACAGAACACGAACATTCAGACTTACTATTGGCAAGCCAGTATACATCGGGCAAAAGCCAACGAACATTTCTGACTACACCAACCAGAACACGAAAGATGCCTACGTTGTCAGTAACGAGACAGGGGCCGCTAACATCGAGTTCGAGGTGAAGAAAGATAACTCAAAAGACCCTAACAAAGGGTATATCACCCTTTACAACCTGTCTGATGAAACGGTAAGCTATCTTGATGCTAACCAGCGTGAGTCGATTGCTATTGTTCTGGAGGCAGGGTTCGATGGTGAAAACCAGACAATCTTCTCCGGGACAGTGGAGTTTGTTCAGGATAAGTGGGATGGCAATACCCGTCAAACCAAGATGATCCTTGGTGATGCGACAACAAACATTATGACAGCGAAGACAGCCCGATCTTACAAGAAAGGGACGCCTATGGATACTGTGTTGAATGATCTTATATCTGACCTCAAACTACCCATTGGAAAGGTGGTGAAGTTCGGTAACCAGACTCTTCAACAATCTATGGCCTTTACTGGAAACGCTGCAAACAACCTCGAACGCCTTGCCAAGAATACCGGATCGACTTTCAGTGTTCAAGACGGTGCTGTGTACTGGACCACACAGGGCAAGAGATTCCGTAATGCGGTATTTGAAATCAGTGCTGAATCTGGTATGCATGATTCCCCTACTCCTCAGAACCCAGAGCCTGCAAAGCGTCGTCTGGAGAAGAAGAGTAAATCAAAAAGCAAACCTAAGGCCAACAAAGGGCCAAGCCGTGCAGAGATCAAAGAGGACGCAGGTCTTGTTGTCGTAACTGAACTTAACGGTGCGATCATTCCTGAGAGCACAATTTATTTGAAGAGCCAGAAATACACAGGCTTCTATAAGGTCGTTTATCTTACCCATAAAGGTCAACTTGAAGGTGGCGATTGGGTGTCTGAGATCGGCCTTGCTGAAACCCGTGGTGGCATTGTGGAGGAATAATGGCATCAATTCAACGTATGGATGCTGCACTCAACCAATGGTTTGCTCGTCAAGCTCGTGATATCCACACAGGCCTTCGAGCAAGGGTTGTGGATGTGGATTATAGCATTCCTTCTGCAACGGTACAACCACTGGCTTCAACAAACTTCGATGACGGCACCGTAGACGCTTACCCTGCGGTTTTTGATGTCCCCCTATCCATGCCTTCAGCTAACTCAGGAAAAGCTCGCCTGACGCTTCCTGTGAAGCCTGGTGACATTGTGGGCTTATCGTTCTCTGAACGAAATGAGGGCGATGCCAACGACACAACAACTCATGGTCTTTTTCCTGGGTGGTCAATCATCGGTGTTCATAGTGACGGAAACGCAATGACCATTCACCCGGACAACGTGGAGTTATGGAACGATAAAGTCCACTTGTCCATGACTCCGGATGGTGACTTTATCTTAACAGGTCCTGTCGGTACATTCAAGGTGGATAAGTCTGGACAGATGCAATTCACAAATGGCGCAGCAACACTGACTGCAAAGACAGATGGTAATATCGAAATGAATGGTGCAAAGATCACTCCTGATGGGAACTTGATCACTGCCCGTGGTGTTAACATGAATGATTTCTATGACTACTTCATGCGTCACACCCACCACTACACTTGGACAGATGGTTCTGGTCAGAGTGATACTGCCCGACCTAATGCATAAGGGGAATAAATGGCAACTCTTTATTCTGACCTTCTAATGGACCCGGTAACTGGAGACCTTGATGTCTCCACGGGCCTTCAGATTATCGAATCAAACCAGACAAGCCTTCGTCAAAGACTATGGCTTCGTTTCAATATCTGGGCTGGTGACTGGTATTTTGATGAGACCTTTGGTTTCCCATACCGAGCATATCTGAGCAAGAAGGTAATGAAAACAGTCCTTGACAATAAGATCAAGGAAGTAACCCGTCTTGAGCCGGATGTGCTTGAGATCACCTCGTTCCATTCTTCAATGGATCGTACCACACGTAGTTATCAAGCTTTCTTCGAAGTGACCACCAAAGAGCAAGAGGTTGTTAGACTTGCATTCGTGGGACAGGATGAGTATTCTTACCCAATCCCTGATGAAGGTGCAACGGTTCTTTGTGACGATGATGGTTGGATTACGTGGGCTAACAAGCTTTACTACCTGATCAACTTCCGTCTGCCTCGCACTGGCGATGCTACATGGTGGAACACCTGGGCTGGTACGGATATTGATAACCCAATTCCGGTAGGTAGCCTGATGGATGATAAGAATAATGTCATCACCACTGAAGATGGTAAGTCCATCAACCGCAACCACTAAGGGGTAAATAATGGCAGATGTTGCATTTCCAACAGTGAAGGTCTCTGACCTTCCAACTGCCGTCACCGTTTCCGGTGGCGATTTTGTTGTTGCTGATCAGTCCGATACCACAAGAAAGGCCTCTCTGGATACAATCGTTTCCAAAATGAGCCTGACTAAGGTAATCTTCTTTGCTGAAGGCGGTTTCCTTGAATCTAAAAAGGACCTCGCCTTCTTTGCGACTGACGGTAAGTATTACACATGGAACGGTACTTATCCAAAGACAATTCCAATGTCTTCATCCCCGGCAACCACCGGGGGTATTAGTTCTAACGCTTGGCAGGAGTTTGGTGCAAGTGGTGGGGGTAGTTCCACAGGTAAGGTTGTGAATCTTGGTAACGTCCAAGGAACCGCAACTTGTAACTTGACACTGGGAGACTCTTTCCTTGCGAACTTAACTACGGGGCAGTGTGTGGTTGGTATCACAAACCCATCCACAGCACAAGGCGTGTCTCAGACATTCACTCTGTCCTTGACTCAAGGAACAGGTGCAAACCTTGTCTCATGGCCTAGCAACATTAAGTGGAACTATGGACGACTACCAGTTCTTTCATACAAAACCGGAGTACGAGACATCTTCCAGTTCGTCACTTATGACGGAGGGAACACATGGTTCGGCTCCCTCATTATGGCAGGAGTTGAGTAATGGCAAAGTTAAGCCACAACATTGATAATGTGTTTCAGTTGATCGACGGACACATTCAGTTTCTTCAGAGAAACACCGGGGAGACAATCGATCCTACAGTTCAGCACTATATTCTGAACCTACAAAATGTTCTGGCTAACAACCGCCACTTCATCAACTGGACGGCGCAGGAAGCCCAGCCAAATGGTGACGCAACCACAGAGGGTCAGTCAGTGCTGATCCTCGGTTGTGCTTATGCCTATCTCGCCTCCAACGATCCTAAATATTTAGAGCTTGCAGAGGAATATTGGCAGGCATATATCGACTGGTTCTTTGCTGGTCAGCCTATTCCAGATCCTCCAGCAGTTTATCGCCCAAACTGGATCATCAACGGAAAAGAACCACGTCTGGCACATTACCCACTTACCGATGACGGCTACCCAACACACGGTGGTTTCAAGGGGAGTGTCATGACATGGACAAACGGTAAGACACTTATCCCTCATGGTGCTCCAAACTGGGGTGAATACCTTGACAAGGCGTGGTTTGCTTTCGACGGAAACCTTGGTTGGAACTCTGTTAACGCAACAGTTTACAAAGAGAATCCTGACGGCAGCACAAACTGGGACGAATATGGTTCTCAGTGGGACGTAGATTGGATCATTGACCGCCTTGGACGTAAGGTTGACTGGGATGGTAACATTCTTGAAGAGGGTCTTCCAGAATCTCAGTGGGGTACGGTTCAACTGAAAGATACCACAATCACAGGAAATTACAAGTTCAACTATGCGACCTGTAACCCTGTTGAGCATGGTGGCTACCTGATGGACAGAAACACCATGTGGCACAACCGCCCGGTCAACGTGCCTATCGAGATGGGTTTCCAGGATAACGCCTCTGATGCAGAAACATGGTGGTGTGATGCCAACTATGTAATGTATCAGATCACTGGGGAAAGAAAATACTGGCTCTGCTGGCAATCTTCACTGATCGTTTGTGACAACTATTCGGACATTGACCGTTTCGATAAGTTCTTCCGCAAATCCACATTTGCGACCATTCCGTTTACAGACGGGATCAGCTACGACTACTCATATCCGTCAACAGCAATTCCTCAGTATTCTCGTGACTCTGAAGGTTATATTGGTATTCGTCAAACAGTTGCAGCACAAACAACACTTGAGCAGCAGGCTATCTGGTTCCGTGTTGACGGCACATCAAAACTGCGAGTTCAGTTCTCCGGGAAAGATGATGCAGGTAATGGCCTGTTGTTCCGACCAGAGCTTGACCTTAACAAGACAAAATCTGAAACAGGGAGAGTGACTTATCGTTGTGGTCTTCCACGCGGTACTGACTCTATCGTTTCAATGGATATCCCCCTGTCAAACTTTGTGAGATTAACACCTCCGGGTGGTGGTAGCTACATTGTAGCAGACCCCCGTATTGTTGTCGATTGGGGAACAAACACAGTTATTGACTTCCAGTACCAGACAGGTATCCTTGGGAGAATCAATGACCAAGCGTGTACGCTTGTGACTGATGCAGATGGTGGTTGTACAATCGGTTTTTGGCTGACAGATACTGAGACTGCGGATCTTTCCGCATTCACTTATCGTTCTTATGCTGATAACTTCAACATCACGATCACAGACGATAACCTGTGGAGATGGTGGGCTATGGTCCCTGCTTCCAACGGGGAATGGACAACTCTGAATCTGACACCTGCTAACTTTGTACTAAGCAGTTATCAGCCTGACCATCCGGAAACAGATCCTAAGCCAAACCAGATCAGCCTTCATAACCTGAAGCAGATTAACCTGGCTCCAGATACAGATCCTGTCGATGGGGTTAGTGCTAAAATTGACTGGTATTGCATCAACGCAGTTCCTGAATTGTACACCTCAACAGGTGGCGACGACTACACGATGTATTTCCGTATCACCGTGTCCGGAGACAATGCCTATAATGCTAAACTGGGTGACTGTACGATCATCGACTACAAGCTTAACAGCCTGTATTACACTCCGGGTCTGATCCCGTTCTCCAACATTAGTGACCCTAATACGGCGCTTTATGATGGGTGGCGTGGACTTCCATACCCAGGGTATCAGTACCCCACTCTGTACTGCTTCAAAGGTCAGAACATCGACTGGACACGACTGAATAACACGATTGACTTCCTGTACGATTCCCAGATGTGGTTTTATAACACATTCCACCCTGTTATGCCAGGTCCTATGGCACAGGCGTTTGTATGGGATCGTTGGGATGCCCGTAAGTACGGAGAGCCAAACACCTTCACCATGAAACATTGGAACGAGAAGGCGTGGGACGGCTATGAGGCTCGTGCATTCTTCTGTGTGTGTCGTTGCATCTACGAACTATCTCAACGTGGCGAGTCAATTCCTAGCAAGCTGTTTACTGTTGCGAAGAACTGGGTTGACTACCTGAAATGGTTTCAGGATAACAATGAGGGTCGTACTCCGACAATCTTTAACCCTGATGGTACTGTTCTGGCACCAGAGGATGACTTTACAAGCCACATGTCGGCGTTATTCATGGGAGGTTGTTCAATTCTGGGAATGGCAGGTATGCGTGATCGCATTCCTAATATCGACATGGTGGCAGAGCGTTGTTTCAGCCTAATCCAGGAGAACTACATCATTCTTACTGCCAATCACCCGATGAATGGTAGCTGGTCTGTTGCTCCTCGTGCAGATACTGATAACGGGATGTTCTTTGGCTTCCACGCCGGGGAACTGTTACGAGGATTTGGGCTGTATGCTATGTACAGAAACCTTACAAGATAAGAGGAATTAATGGCAGATCTATTACCTACCGTCAAGATTTCGGACCTACCGACCGCGACGGATTCTTTCGAGGGAGATTTTCTGGTTGTTGACCAGTCGGATGCTACACGTAAATCCACATGGTCAAGCCTGTTTTCTCGCTTCGGTGTTATGCGCATGTTCTCATTCCAGGATGGTGGTACGCTGACTTCCGCTAAGGACCAGGTAATTGACCGCACAACTAACAAGGTGTATCAGTGGACGGGTGCTTATCCTAAGCTGGTCCCTGCTAACTCAACCCCAGAAAGCACCGGGGGTGTTGGCACAGGAGGGTGGTCTGTTAACGATCCTTCTCTCCGTGGAGACCTTGCTGGGATCAATGGGTCAACTTACGTTGGTGGTCCTGCCGGGACGGTGGCGCAATCCCTCGATGGATTTGTAACCCCTTCTCAGTTTGTTGGGAAATATCCATCAACAACCGAAGCAGTGACTGCAATGGTTGCTTATGCGAAGACCAATAAGAAGGCTATCCTTGCCTGGGGATGGGAACTTACGCTTGAGACAAGTGTTTACATCGACGGTGTAGAGTGGTATGGTGGTGCATTCAACCAGTCCGGTGGTAACCGGTATATGTACTTGTCAAACAGTACATTCCGTTGGACTACCTTTACCGGGGTTTGTACCCGACACTATGGTGGACGACTAATCATCACTGACTCTGCGTGGGTGAACAACACCAATACCGCAGCAATGCTGATTCAGGCACTTCCTATTGATGGTACAATCGACATTCTTGACAGTGATTTCCGTGGATGTAAATACGGTATCCTGCAACAAGGTACTGGTGCTCTGATCACCCGTGCTCGTTTTGCTCGACTGAACTTCAATGATTTGACAGGCGATGCGATTGAGTGTAACGTTGTTAACCGTCACTACAAAGCAGGTGGTTTGACAATCGAAGATATCAACATTGACAACATCAACAACACAGACAACTCTCCTAACTGGGGTATCGGTATCGGTGTTGCTGGTCAGGGTCCATACGGTGCTAACGCTTCCGATGACCAGTACGTCAGTGGGATCATCATTCGTAATGTCAAGATGCGTCGTGTACGTCAGTGTATCCACTTCGAACTTTGCCGAGATTTCAAGGTAGAGAACGTAGAGGTTTACCCAGACGCTTCCGTTTCTAACGGGACACTTCTGGCATCCGGCGGTGTTGTTTGCTACGGATCTAAGGACTTCATCATTGATGGTGTTCGTGGTGAAATGGTAAACGGGGCTACTCGTTTCATCTACTTCGGTTGGGGTGTGAACGCAGGGACATACGCTGCTCCATGTCGTGACTTTACGTTGAGAAACGTCAGAACCCACACAGGACTGGTTGATATCCCTGTCAGTGCTAAAGATGATTGGACCAACACTGTGACGGTTGAGGATGTTGAATGTGACACCTTCAAATACCGTGGCCTTGTTTCCCGTCTTCGTCTTGCAGATATCCGTTGTAATAAGTTTGATGGTATCGGTGACTACGAAGCAGGACAGGGTGAAGCAGGTGGAGCTATGAAACGCTGGGCTTGGTGTTCTGCTGAGATCCTGAATATCAACAGCCTTGATGCAAACGGTGTTGCAAATGGAAGCTTTGGTCAGGTTGGATTCGACCACGTTACGACTTATGGTTGTAACTTTGATGTCGTTCAGCACTCAAAGACCAATGGTAACCGTGGTGTAACATTGCTTAACGCCGGGAACATTTACATCGCTGACAATGACCTTTTCCCACAAGGTAAAGAGTTTGTCAAGGGTGACATCATCTTGAAAAAGACTGGTGGTTTGTTCGTGGTGGAAACAGGCGGTTCTTACATTGAGGCCAACGATTTTATCCGTGCAACCACGGTAGGATCTAAGACCATCCAATGTGCTGCTGATTCTGGAGTGAGCCAACCTTGGGCGACCCGTGCGTTTAAATCCGCAGGTCTCCAGTTGACAATTCCGGGGGCGGGTGCAGGTGGTGCCGATCTGAAGACAACGGTTATCCGTGCTCCATACCAAAACGGTGCTTGGACAACGCCATTCTATCTGGATATTGCTGATCCAATTCAGACAGCTACACCAGACAATACGGCGCTTGTTTCGACAAATCCGGTAGTATACAGCGAAAGGACTTAAATAACAAGGGGCTTAGGCCCCTTTTCTCATTATAAGCCTTTATAATTAAATCACAATATGATAAAATAGCAACATCTTAGAGCAAAAATCTAGCAAGAGGAGGCGTTCGTGGCTGCTCAATATGGATTAAACGACTACGGCTTTGCGATCCCATCCCTTGATGATCTAATCGCAGATACCAAGCAGTCACTAATCCGAACTTTCGGTGAGAACTTCAACACACAGTCCAACACTATTGTTGATAAACTTACCACAATTCTGAACGAAAGGGAGTACCAGTTAATCCTTCTGGCTGCATCTGTGTATTCTGCACAGACCCTTGCAGGTGCTGAAGGTATCTACCTGGATGAACTGCTGGGTCGTCGTGGTATTTATCGTCGTGGGAAGACAAGAGGTTCAGGTACGGTTCAGATGGTGATTAACAACACCGTTCCGTACAACATGATTTACAGTGCTGGAACATACAGCATTGACAGTGGTAACTTCGTTCTTAACCAAGATACTCCTGTGGCGGGTAACATTCTTGCACAACAGATCCTTAACCCTGACTGGGTGCTGGGTAACTACACCTTCCAGATGATGAACCAGAATGATGGTACAACCAAGACAATGGCTTTAACCCTGAGTAACAAAACGCCTAACAGCGCTCAGATGAACGCCTTTATGTCTTCCATCAAAGACTTTATCATCCAGAACACCACGCAGCTAAACGAAGACAGAATCTTCATTGACTCTGCAAACGGTGCTCTGTACATCGGTTATGATGCCAACAAAAAGATGATTGGTCTTAACAGTCGTGTTGACTTCCGCTCTTCTCCGGTGATCGGACAGAGAACAATCACGATGGATGTTATTGCCTCAGAAGCTGGTGAGATCTCTCGTGAAGCAAACACAGTAACAAACATTAGCCCAACACCAAGTGGCTTTATCAGCATGACAAACATGACCGCATTTAACGATGGGTCAGATGTAGAAACAGACACAGACTACAAGGTCCGTGCTGCCAACAGTACCGCTGCTGGCGCTGCTGCTACTCGTCCTGCTGTTATCTCCGCTGTTCTCAACGTAGAGGGTGTGAGCAAGGTCCGTGTGTTCTCCAACAGCACAGGATCAACTGATCAGTACGGTGTTCCTGCATATAAATTCGAAACCGTGGTATATGGTGGATCAACTGAGGATATCAGTCAAGCACTTTATAACACAATCGCGCTGTCAAACGCAACCTATGGTAACGTCTTCTATGACATCACTACCGAGGATGACCAGACAGAACGTATTTTCCACAGCAAAGCACAAGCCCGTGAACTTGCTATCCGAGTTCGTTACAAGGGTAAGCTTCTGTCTGTGACAGAGCAGAACACTATTAAGGATGCTTTGAAGGCAGTTGTTGACCCGCTCAACATTGCAGATACTCTGTATAACATCCAGTTGGTCTCTGCTGTTGGTTCTTCAATCTCTCCTGGGCGATTCACTCAACTGTTCGTCGATGTGAAGAACGTTGGTCAACCTGACAGTTCCTACACCAACAGCGATGTTGTTGCGGGAATGACAGAAGTGTTCGCGCTGGATACTGACGACATCACCTTCCAGCAAATCATCTAACGAGGTAAGCATGGCAGATTATCTAAAGGATGTCAACCACATCCATACTCTGCCAGATTTCGTTCAAGGAGGTATTGATTACCTCCCTGGCGATTTTCTGAAAGAGAAAGAAAACCTTGTCAAATTCATGACAGTATATCTCGAAAGACTTAAGGCAGTTGACGAAATGTGGGTCAACCTGTCTGAAGGGAGATTACTGAAGAATGCGACTGGTGTCAACCTCGATGAGATTGGTAAGCAGGTAGGGATCGAACGTAATGGTCTTAGCGATATGAACTATCGTGCGATCATCATCATCCTTCTTGCGAGTGCTGCGAAGCACGGTACAAGACCTGAGGTTATTGACACACTCAACCAATTGTTCGGGACTGGTAATTTCACTACCTATAAGGGTGATAATTATCGTTTCGACATCAACATTTCGAAGACATGTTTTGAATTGGAGACCGCTCTCCAAGAGATTCAAGACATGCTACCTATGCCTACCCACTTAAGACTCACAGAGTCCAGCGGTACGCCTTTTGGTTTCTCAGGCGACAAACATGCACTCGGTTTCGGCTCAATCCACTCCGGGGGTCGTACAGGAGAGGGTGGCCTTGCACACCTGACATACACGTCTGATGAAGAGAATACCTTGATTTAAGGGAGATTACAATGGCAGCGCCAACAGTACCTATTGAAATTTGGGCCTATGGGAACATTGTCCTCCCTAACACCCACGAGTTAAATAAATCCCGTCCTATTGATGACCTTTGGAACAAAGGTTGGGATATGGGTGAAAAACCTTCTTGCGAAGAGTTCAACTATGTGTTAAACATGGTGACCGCATGGGCGAAGTATATTACTGGTGATCAGATCCCCGGTCTTGATAGCCGATTCCTGCGTGTTACTCAGAACTTGGCTGACGTACCGAATAAGGCAACTGCTCGTACAAACCTCGATGTGTGGAGCAAGGGGGAGTCTGACACTCGTTACGTGAATGTGTCTGGCGACACCATGACCGGGAGCCTTTCTGTTCCTCGTTTAGACTTGCAGGCATCTTCTTCTGACTTTGCCTACATCACCACAACTAACCCAGCATCTGACTGGACATACTTTGATTTTGTTCTTGGAGACAACCCAGGCACAGCGGGTTCTTCCGGTGTAGATACAATGCGTTTCCGCTTCACACCTTCTGGTGGTAGCATCTTTACGATGATGGAGCTTAACGCGATCAGCGCTACGGCGGCTCTGTGTCGTGTCACTGGTAACATCATCGCGAGTGGAAGTATCCAGGGTTCTTCAATGACAGCAACCTCTGCGACTTTCACAAACGGGACAGTGAGCAACACTTGGACGGTAAACACCCTCCAGTCAACAACCACTCGTGCTACCAACGTGGTGGCTACAAACAACGTATCAACAGGGACTCTGAACGTAAGTTCAACAACCACAACTGCTAACCTTGTTGTCCAGAACAACAGTGCAACTGTAGGTGGTCGTCATGTTGTCCGTGCTGTAAACGGTAACACTGCTGATGGTAACGGTAACGTAACAATCTCCTTACCACCACAAGGTGTTCAGGATATGCGCCTTGGTTCCGAAATCTCTACAAACCGTTATTCACTTGGTAACGAATCCTTTGTGTATCGTGCTCCAGGCGGTTGTGTTGTAACAGGTTTCAACATCTGGTCTAAATCAGGTAACAACGATGAATTCCGTGACATGTATTCTCGACCTATCCAGAAATACATCAACGGCGGCTGGTACACCATCGGGCAATTATAACAGGAGGATGTATGGTACACCTTAAGAACGTGGAGATCTATACTCCTGAGAAAGTTCCTGAAGAACTTGCTGCTTACGGCGTAATGTTCTTCAGATCCAAAGATGGTCAGGATTTTTACGAGGCCATTAAAGATATGAAAGAAGACACAATGAAGGTCTTGTACGTAGACGGTGTTGTTACCGGGTTCTCCCTTGACGCAAGTTCTCTGTATCCACCGGGGGCCTCTCTGATTGAGGTTCCTCTGGATAAGGTGCCTGCGGATTTAGAGCTTGGTCGTAAATACCTCTTTGACCCAAAGACTCTTAAGTTTAAAATCAACCCTGATTTCTTGACGAGAGATCTTGACACCCAGAAACAAAACCTTCTTGCACTGGCTAACGATAAGATTGCTCAGTATCAGGATAAGGTGGATCTGGAAACGGCAACCGCCGGAGAGGTAACCGCTCTTAAGAACTGGAAAGCCTATAGAATCAAAGTGCGTGAAGCAACTGACGTGGGTTCTCTACCAAAACAACCTCGCGTATAAGGAGCGCTCATGTCCATTGATCTATTTGCTATCCTTAAAGCCGTATGGGGCGTTATCACGTTTGTGCTGATTGGTGTCCTGAGAATCACATACTCTGACTACAAAAAAACGCAAGAACGCCTTGATGAACTTGATAAAGATATCATAAGGATTAAGGCAGAGATGGTCACAAAAGAAAAACTGGATGAGATTCTCGACAAGAAACTCAAGACGGTTCGTGATGACGTTTCAGAATTGCGTAAAGACATCAAAGATGACGTTGGTGACTTGCGTAGCGACCTTAGCAAGCAGTTCCAGATGCTAATGGAGCGTCAATTCAAATGATAAGTTCAGCACTGTATTTCATCTGCTTTGCAGTGCTGTTGCTTAACGCTGACAAGGGAATACGGATCATGTCTATCTTCGGCATGGTCCATATTCTTTTAGAGAACCTGCTGTACTGGTGGTTTTCTGCACACAGCGTTTATTTTGACCTGTCGTTGTATATGACGTTCTGTTGGTTACTCGACATCGCCCTTTTATTTTGTACAGCGTGTGTATTGTCGGGATGGAAGAAGAAGTTGACACTTGCCGTGTCGGTTCCAATACTCTTCTGCCAGATAATAGTCATGCAATTTCCATTCCTCTTACCATTTGCATTGAACTTTGTCATCAACTCGTCATACCAGACCCTTATGGAGGTTCTGATTCTTTGTGCTTCCTTTAAGGATAACACGGTCAAAGAGTGGATCAAGACTGCAACAGTGGTAAGCCTCGTGGTTCTTGCAAGGTTCCTACCCATGTTAGTTCATTGAGAATCTTGAGGAAATATGTTAAAATCAATAATGAAATTTTTGAAGGACCTCGTTAGATCACCAGTTGATCCGGAGAAGGCTTCACACACAAAGTTCTGGAGCAATATCGGCCTGGCATCTATGACCGCAGTATTCCTCTATTGGGGATTCAAAGGCACGTTGACAGAGTGGTACATGTGGGTGTATGCACCTACTGTCGCTGCACCGCAACTTATCAGCAAACTCATCTCTCTTCGTTGGGGCGTAACAGAAGCTCAACGTGAAGAGCAAAAGTCAGACCAATAAGGAGACTCTTGTGGCAGATATGACTCAATTTGAACAGGCTGTTGATCAGGTCATCGAAGACTCTGAACGCCTGCACAAAGTTGTCAACGGAACAGCTTCTGAAACTGTTGTTACTGAAGATGGTAGCACCATCCCAACAGTTCGTAAAGCACTTCTTGACAACTTATTTTTCAAGACTCCGCCTATTCCTTGGGTAGCCGGGTCTCAAGCGACTGTCTTTAACCAGCTTTACGCTTTCAACGGTACTAACGGTGTTCAGTGGTGGTATGCACCGGGTGCGACAGCAACGGCTCCTGTAACCCTTCCTGCTAACCCATCTACCAGTGTAAACTGGAGATTGTACAATGACGCAGCGGCGATGGCATCCATCTATGCTCCGATCAACAGTCCAATCCTTACAGGAAACCCACAGGCACCAACTCCGGCTGCGAACAGCAATAGTACCACGATTGCAACAACAGCTTTTGTTACGACTGCGATTGCAAGTGCTCTGTCCAGTATTTCTGGTGGTAGTGTTACCTTTGCCAACGTAACAGTATCAGGAGCCACCACGTTAAATAACTTGACTGTGAACGGTACAACCACCCTGAACGGTCCGGTTAACGCAGATAATTCCACTGGGCGTTTCCAGAACCTGATTTTGACTAAGCAGGACTCAAGCCTGACCTTCGTCTATACAGATGCGGCTAATCCAACATTCTTCAAGACCCGTCTTGATCCTTATGCGATTCAGACCCACAATCTGCAAACAGACATTATCGTGAACGGGACAGTTTCTGCCGATGATACTACAATGTCTATGACCGGTGTTGGTAATAACGTCTTCGATTATGTTTACATTCGTGGTAACAACGCAAAAGATATTTCTGCTCCAAGACTGAAAGTTTCCGGTATGACTGAAGTGGAAAACCTTCACATTACGGGATCTGTAACTGGTCTGAGCTTCAGCGTTAATGGGCTGGACATCCTCCCTAACTCTGTTACTACGACCGCAGGTGTGACTGTCGGATCTGACCTTGTGGTTAACGGTTCTGCAACACTCGGTAACACTACAGTTTCAAGTCTTGAAGTGATTAACACTCTGAAGGTAGATGGTTCAACAACCCTTGTTGACTTCACCGCTTCAAGTGGTACAATCACCGGACCTTTCACTGTTGGTGGCTTGAGCAACCTTAACGGCGGTTTCACCACTGGTTCTGCTAACGGCGCAATTGGTGGCAATCTTTCTGTAACTGGTTCAACAGAGCTTCTTTCTGGTCTGAATGTAACTGGTGATGTAGCAATCACTGGTAACCTGTCTGCTACCGGAGATGTAACCCTGAACAACGGTTCCGGAACCACAACGGTAAACAACCTTGTGATCCAGGGGACGGTTACCGGGTTAACAATTGACCTCACAGGACAGTCAGTTAGCGTGGCATCCCTGACGGCTACAGGTTCTGTAACAGCAGCGACCCTGACTGTTCAGGACACAGCCGACCTGCCGAATGCCCGTGTAGGATTTCTGACGCTTGTTGCTGAAGATGTTGAAAGCTCTACTGCGAACTGGACACCAAGTGGCGAGTCAAACATCTATACCGTGTTGGTTGATGCAAACCTAACAATCGGTGCATGGCCTTCCCCACCAAACGCATTCTCTGCGATGATTTATCTGACGCAGGATGCAACCGGGGGTCATACGGTCACACTGGACCCTAACTATCTGGTTCTCAACAGCGAGACAATCAATCAGACTGCGGGTTCTGTAACCATCCTTCAACTAACCTATAATGGCGTTGAAGATGGTGTGATCGACACCGTTATTGTTCGTCGTCCGTAATACCAAGGGCTGTCTTCGGACAGCCTTTTCTTTAGGAGGTTTTTAATGTTTCCTATTCCAAGTCTCTTCCTGCTAATGGCGGGTGGTGGGACAACACCTCTGCCACCAGGCGGGGTAAAAAAGATTGCCTTTACAAGAGAGCAGACCACAGGTGTTAAAAGATCTATGGCTATCCTGCTGTCTGACGGAAGACTATACACCCAAGGTGATAACGCCTGGGGTGAATGTGCAGATGGAACAACCAGCCCATTCTACGATCACTGGAAGCTTGCTGCAAGTAATGTAGCAGATGTTTTTGGTGTTGGGAAGGCTTTTGTTGTAAAATATAATAGCGGTGGCTGGCAATATGCGGGTGACCAAGGTCAGTTCACAGGTACAACGGCTAACATGATGGCATGGAC